AGATCAACCGCAGTTGTTGGGCGCGGATGTCAGCCAGAGACGCCACGGGAATGAAACGGGTTCACGTATAGAGTACAGGGAAAACCACTAGATAGACGGGCGTGAGGCAGGCCTAGTGCTACGGGTAGTAGGGTTTATTTCAGTCTCGCGTGTCGTCCAGCGTCTGCCGCACTTGCGACACTGCCGGCGCCGCCGCACTACCGACCCTTGCCGACGCGTGTGGAGCACTTCCGAGCGGAGGCACGCGCACGGCTGGCGGATCACATGCGCCCCGCTTCGTCTTCGATGATGCCCGCGATCTCGGACACGTCAGGATCGTAGGCGAGATCGAAAATGCGCCGTGCGGCATTCATGGCCCAGCCTTCGGCTCGCTCCGCCTTCACCACCTCCAGTTCGGCACGGAGGGCGGCGAGGGTGTCGGCGGCTTCCGTGTCGAGCGTGTCCAGTGTCGCTCGTAGCCGCGCCTCTAGCGTGTTGGGCCTGTCCGCTGCCGCCCTGGCCCGTTCGTCACAGCGGCATGGTGTGTGCCCATGACTGGTCAGTTCAGATTCGCATTCGCCATCGCATGGCGCCGTGGGCCTGTCCGCTGGGGGCGTAGGCTCCGCTGGATGAATACCAGCCATCTCGCGGAGCGTGCCCACTTCACGGACAGTCGCTTCGATGCGACCGGCCACGGCTCGCAGTTGTTCAGAGACGAAGCGACGATCCGCCCAATGCGAAATGTCATCGCCGTGCGTATCGATCTTATCGGCCCACTGACGAAGACGGTCAGAGTCCAACATCGTGATCGCTAGCCCGAGATCGTCGCGCGTCTTTGCTCTCATCACTGCCCCTCCTGCGGTCGGCGCTCGGGCTCCCACGGATAGCCCACCGTCTCGGCAATCTTTCGTAGTTCATAGAGCAGATCAGAGCCGTCCGGCGGCATATGCACGTCGAGCGCGTTCATAATCGCAATCAACGCCATCTTTGTATCCTTCGGCGTCTCGGGCCTCTCGGGCTCGGCATCAGCCGCAATCACGCGAGAAAGTTCGGCAAAATCTTCTGCCTTGATAGGCGTCCGGCCATGTTCAGGACACGGCTGCATCTTGGAACACAGCCGACATTTGGGCCTCTCGGGCTCGGCAGAGAGCCCAAGCGTGCCATTCTGTCGCAGCGAGCCATCCACTATCAGAGAGAACGTCGCGTGCGAACCAGTAGGCACGTTCACCAGCAACGAAAGGCCACGCGCCTTTAACCATCCGTCCGTGCTCGCCAACGGTCCATCGCCTTCCTCGCCTGCATGGATTGGCGACACGACGAATTGTGCAGGCTCATCGGGCTCAGCAGAGAGCAGGGAGAGCACGGTCGTGATCGCATCGAACCAGCCGACGCCATACTGCTCGTTGTGGGCATACGGTGGCCGTCGCAGTTCCGAACGCAGCTTTTCCACGAGCGCCGCCCGATCCGTCGTCATGTCAACCACCTTTCGCAATTCTCCACAATGACAGATCCCGAACTGGTGATAGCAGCCCTCGTCAGCCATGCTACTTCTTCCGCGCCGTCCGCCATACCGTAGCCGTCCGCCGCATCCACGCATACCGACACACGGCACACTGAAAACCAGGGCAGCGATGGACGATGTAGGACTTGAGCGACCTCATATCCGCCTCGCGTCCTCTTTCGCGTCGATGTTCAGCAGGCCCTGGTGGTCGGCCCATACCTCGGTCCGGTCCGCATCGCCCCAACAGCCCATCGGGGCGTAGTTGTTGAGGAAGAGGATGTAGTTGTAGAGGCGGGTTTTGTTCGCCTCGTCGGCGCGGTTGCAGGCTTCGCGCAGGTTGTTTTCCAGGACCGCCGTGAGGAAGTTGCCGACGGGGCGCCCGTTGAGAATCCACTGCATCAGCCCCTCATGCATGTACTCGGGGATGTCGCAGCTCGTGAGGCGGGTGACGAGCTTCTCTCTGGTGTAGGTCATGACCATCCTCCAAGCGTCCGCAAACAGCTCCGACAACTCGTGTGCGTGCTCTCCGAGTCCATATCTTGCGCGGAACGCAGCACACGTCCGCAGGCGGTCTCGTCTGTCCCAGCTCGCTGTCCCTGTCGTGCTGCATGCACGACGTAGTCTTGTCCCCGTTCTACGAGCGCGAGGAAGTCGCCACGCGCGACTCGCATCGGATAGTCTCTCCATGCCTTCATGAGAACCCCTTCTCCGTGGCGTCGCGTCCCGCATCCTGCTTCGCGAGGTCTCTGACCGCCTCTTTCTTCGTCTGCCGCCACGCGCCGGCGAGGTGTGTCCGTGTATCGACCCACCGCCAGCCAAGGCCTGGATGGAGATGCACCGCGAAGCGGCCGGTTTCGCGGTCAATGAAGTGGCCGGGGCTGACTTTCTTGAGGGGGTTCATGGCTCGTGCTCTGACTTGTTGAGTCCACACTTCCAGCACAGATCCGGCGTGGACGTCGGCTGGAATGGCGGCAGAAACTTGTGATGGTCGGTTAGGTGATTGAAAAGATCGTCAAATACCTGCTCGACCACGTTCCAGTCTACGAAGCCGTCTTGATGTGCGTGCCTGCGCGCGATTCTCTTGACGGCGCTCCACAGGGCATGCTGGGCCAACTCCCCGCGCTGTTCTCGCGCGGACTTACGAACAATCCACAGGGCGTCGTCGTTGATGTTCATGGCTACGCCTTTTTCGCGTCCGGGACGGTGGCGACCGGCGCGGGTGCTGGCTTCGCGACTACGACATTCGTCGGGATGGCGTCGAGCACCTCGCGCACGATCGCGCTGAGGATCTGGATCTCGTTCTTGTCGTGCGTCCCGTCCGGCGCTTCGAGCTGCACCTTCGTCGTGCTCTGGCGCGCGACGAAGTCGAGCATGGCTTTCAATTCGTTGATGCGGATCTGGTTCATGATGGCTCCTGAAAATGCCCGTCTCTCCGAGCTGTCACGCCTTCACGCTGACGTTGGCGTCCCGAGAGTGTGATTACATGTCGACGTCAGCCGTCCTTGCAGGCGCTCCAACGGGCGCTCCAGCCTGCGCGTCCATCGCCTCCGTATCGAAGTCATCGTCGCCCGGATCGCGATCGATGGCCGTCGCTTTGATGGTCTGCACGGCACTCCAGGCCTCCTCGCCGAGCTGGAAGTCGACCTCGCTGACCCAGCCTGCCTGCTCGACCTTGAAGATCTGATGCGGCTTGGGTGTCAGCTTGACACCCGTCGAGATCTTCAGCCTGACGGCAAAGCAGTCGCGGTTGCCCATCGTCGCGAAGCCCCACAGGTTCTTCGCCGCCGTCAGCCCCGAGGACTTGAAGCTGAGCGCGATCATCTCTCGACCGGGGAGGATGACGGCCAGGAAGTCGCGGAAGAGCGTCGCGCGCGGCTTGTCGGCCTTCTTGTCGCCGCTGTTGCCCCACGCAAGACGCGGGTCGCCGATCGGCACGTTAGGATCGACCACGCCGCCGCCCTCATCCACGCTGCGAAACTCCATCGCACGCAGCGGCATCTTGCGCAGCACCTGCACGACGACCTCACGGCCGTAGACCTGCTGCGTGACCGAGTTGAAGAGGTCGCCGGGCTTCAGGTCCGGGATGCGAGCCGGGTCGCCGTCGGTGACCTGCGGCGAGAGTGCCTGCGCGAGCGCGAGGCGCGGGATGGTGATGTCGGACTGGACGGTGTCCTCGAAGCCGCGACGGCTCTTCGGGATGTAGCTGGGGGCGACCTCCATCGCTTGCGAGGTCGGCACTGCCGTGGGCACTGCCACTGCTGTGGATTCGGTCTTCTTGTCAGTCATGGATTCACGCTTTCTGATTTATTGTGTGGTGTTAATGTTGACACTCGGGTGCTTGCCGGGTCACGCTCCTTTCCTCGCCCACCGACCCCACGGTCCAAAGGCGTGCTTGCCCCGATGCCCCTTCTTCCGCGTGCATCGACGGTATTTGCACGTGTAATGCACCGTGGCGTCGATCTCTCGTGTCTCGCAGCGTTTCATTACTCCGCTCCGTTCTTGACGAACACAACCTTGGTGTAGACATACGCCTCGGTCCCCTCCGGACACGCCTCGCCGGACAAGAGACGCTCCTTGACGATGCTGTTCATCGTGCCAGGATGCAGGGCCATCTGCCGCTCATAGCCGTTAGCGACGCCCCACTGACGCCACGCCTCGCGATCGACGACCTTCCCAGCCGGCTCGCGCTGAATGCGGACCGTCTCGCCCGAGGCGAGCTTGATGGCGTTGTCCTTCGTGCCGTACAGACCCCACCCCGGCTCCTCGGCCTCTTGCGAGACGTCAAGCAGTTGCTCGTGCGCCGTGATGAGCAGTTGCACGGCGGATAGCTCGTCGTTGATGGCGTCCTTCAGCTTACGCAGCCGGACGTACTCGGTCGCCATCGCGACGGCGTCCTTGTTGGGGATCTCGGCCTTCGCCGCCTCGACGCGCTCCTGGTAGCTCGGGTCGCTGGCGGGCATCTTCGGCAGCGAGGGGATGATGGCGTCGTACTTGCCGGGTTTTGCGATCGCCATTACTTGATCACCTCTGGCAGCACCGCGTGCATGTTCGCCGGGCCAATGAATCGGATGTCGATCCCGTACCCCATCGCGTGGGCGTAGTCGATCAGCTCGCGGTCGGTCTGGGCGAGCATCCAACCGGACTCGATCACCCGACCGTGCTTCGTCAACGTCGTCATATACCAGTTCATCGATCCTCCTCGTCGTTCAAATCGTACTCATCATATGGATCATCTTGCGCGAGCCAGGCCGGCGCCTTGTGGCCCGCGCAATAAGACAGCGCGCCTACCACCACGACGGCACAGATGAGATACGCTAGGCCGAGCGCTTCGAGCAGGGTCATCAGTTCAACCCCGCAAACTTCTTCACCGTCAGGCACACCTCGCACACTTCGATCTCCGCGTCGTGATCCGCGTCAGCGACGGCGCGTGTGGTGAACCGGGTCGTTTGTTCACACGCGAGACACGCGCCCATGTAGGTCGAGAGCACGCGGCCTTCGAGTGCGCCGATCTTTGTGCCGACGGAGTAGCGCTCTCGGAGGATCATCGATAATCCTCTAGCCGCTCTTCGGCTTCCATCGGGTCCTCGGCACCATCGAACTTCTTCAGCGCGTCGGCCAACGCCTCATCGAGTTCGGCGCTATAGCCGCCGATGCGTTCTTGCGCGAGGCGCAAGGCGTTGGGGTTTTGCTCGCTCCAGCAATCAGCATCCGCCAGCACGTCGCGTACCTGACTCGATACGGCGTCGCCGAGGCCTGCCCAGCTGTCTGCGAAGTTGATCAGTTCGGAGAGGTCTACGTCTTGGAAGGAAGCGGTCTTGGCCATGTTCTTCAGGCTCCTGGTTGCGGGCGGCGCGTGCTTGCGTCGAACCGAACAACACCATAGTAGCATCAGCTAAAAAGAAAGTAAAGCTTTATTTTTAACTATTTTAAACCTTTTGTTTGCTATCACTTACGGGCTTCTTTTACTATGGGCTTCCTTACGCAATGGCACAAGCACCCCCACCGCCCACAATACCCCTCGGCATCCTTCACGTTCGTGTGGCCGCAGCGCGGGCAGGCGGTTGCGTTCTTCAGGCGCGGCATCACTCCTCCGTCAACGCCTTGACCGGCGGCGGCATTTAGGCACGAAGTCCGATGACGTAATTGTCAAACGTGTCTTTCAAGTGCTGACGTGCATCGCGCTCGGAGTTGATTTCATTTGCGCTGGAGTTAAATGCCCGCGCGTCTGCCTCTGCCAACTTCCATAGGCGATACGCCTCTAACAATGCGTCGAAGTCTCCGACTGTCATTTCACTCCTCCGTCAACGCCTTGACCCACGCCGCCGCCGTCCTGCGGGCAACGTCCTCGCCCGAGCGTCGCGCGACCAAAATATCGTGGTCAATTGTTTTCTGCCCCTTCGGACCCACAGCGACGACCTCGAAGTACGCGATGGGATGTTTTTGACCCGGGCCATACACACGGTCGAGCGTCTGCGCCGACCGCCCCGGCGAGTAGCCGCTCGACATCGTGACGCAGGTATGTGCAGCCGTCATGTCGAGCCCGAAGCTGCCAGTCCCCTCGATGCCGCCGACGAACACCGGCCCCTCGGGCGACGTCTCGGGCTTCAGCAACGCGAGCGCCGCCAGCCGCTCCTCTTTCTTCTGACCGCCGTGGATGGCGCCCGTCTGGAACTGCGGGAACTTCTGCCGGACGACGGTGACCATCCTAAACAGCTCCGCTCGGAAGCGCGTCCAGGCGACGAGGTGCAGGTTCGGGTCGGCCTCGAGGCGCTGCTCGATGAACCAGAGGAGGACCTCTAGTTTCTCTCGGCCGACTTCGATCTGGTGGACAACTCCTCGTGAATAGCCACCAGCGTCGCGTGAATCGTCTGGAGCAGCATCTGCATCTGCCCCATCCGCATGTCCAAGACCTGGAAACCCTTCTTCACCAGCGTAAAGTCTTCCTCTGTCATTGTTAGCCTCCTCGATGCCAGCGTCTTCTACTCCAGCCAAGAACCCACCCGTCACCTGCGACAGCCGCAGCGTCTTGATCGCCGCCGTCGCGGCCGTCGCCACCCGCCCGCTCGTGCCCTCTCCGCCCTCGAGCCACACGACGAGGTCGTCGCGCATCTGCTTGTACGCCTTCCACGTTGCCGGCGTTAGGGTCGCTGTCAGCGTCACGGGGTCGAGCTTCGGTGGCAGATCGAGGCAGTCCTTCTGCAGACGCCTGACAGTGACGGGCGCGAACCGACGCTCGAGATCGTCGAGGTTCGTCCAGCCGGTGACCTCCTTGACGACCTTGCCATAACGCACCATCGGCTTCCCGCGCTCGAGGATCGGCGACTGGATGGCGTAGCGTGCTTTGAAGAGCGAGACGAACTTGCAGTCGAGCACCGAGGGTGAGAGCAGGTTGCCCTGGCTGAAGAGATCGAGCGGGCTGTGAAAGATCGGCGTGCCGTTGAGCAGCACGACACGCCCGCACGCCTTGCGGAGCGTCATGCAGGCCTTCGTCTGCTGCGCCGAGGCGTTCTTGACGAAGCTCGACTCGTCGAGCACCAGCAGCGTCCTCGGGCCGCAGAAGGGGAGCAGCGTCGTGAGGCGCTCGTCGTTGCGCAGGAACTCGAAGTTTGTCACGATCCAGCGCAGTTGGTTGATGGCGTCCTTGCCGACGGCCGCCTCGTTCTCCCACCACTTCAGGCGGGCGTGATACTCGGCGACGCGGTTCGGGACGCGCGTCCAGGCGTGCTTAGCAATCTCGCCGAGCTGCGGGTCGTACCAGACGTCGCGGACGGGCGCGGGGGCGACGACGATGACGCGCTCGACGTCGCCGCGCTCGAAGAGGAACTGCGCGGCGTCGCAGACGATCTTTGATTTGCCGGTCCTCATCTCGCTCGCGATCAAAGCGAACGGATGCGCCATCAGCCACGCGACGTCCTCGCGTTGGTGTTGGAAGGGTGGGAGGCGGCACGAGGAGAAGTCGAGGGACTCGTTCACAGTCGTATCCACGGTTTTACTGCCATGACCTGCACTTCGGTACGAGCGTCAGGATACCCAGGAACTTGCACGAGGTATCCAAAGTTGATCCTGGCGATCTCTGTTGCCTCGGAGGCACTGACAGCGAGCACCGTCTTGCGGTGCACGTTCGGTTTTGAATATGGTCCGCGTGGGCCGTTGATAATCGTGACGTCGTAACACCATCTGCCGGTGAGATAGTAGAGCACACGCCATAAACGCAGATCTCCGACCTGCGAGATCCTCACTGCAGCGTCACCGCCATCTGCGTATAGGTCACGCCATACCCGTCGAGCCACTCGACGACGAGCTGAAACGTCCCGGTCGGCAGCGACGCCGGGTTCGACGGCACGAGCGCGTAACCCGTGAAGCTCGACATGTCGAAGCAGAGCTGCGAATACGCCGCCTTCACGTCCGGACGGTAGAGCGTCCGGTGGACGGTGACGGGCACGACGGTGAACCCCGACCCGGTGAAGAGCCGCACGGTGACCTGCGGGGGCTGCTGGCCGCCCTTCGCGCAGTTGAATGCCCAGCCGTGGATCGCGAACGCGTCTTTGTTGATCACCTGGTCCGCGCTGGGCAGATCGATGTGGCTGAAGAGGACGTCGCCGCCGTTGCCTTGTGCGATTGCGGTCCATCCCGACGCGACGATCATCGCTCCGATTAATGCCTGTCTCATGGTCGATATCCTTTACTTTTTTGGAAACATCACAAGAATGAACGCCAACAGCAGGGCGAAGAGGATCGTCCAGAACGCGTGTTCGTAGGTCATGAGATCCTCTTGTCTGCTGCCTTAATCTCTTCTGGTGTCGCTGTCGGATAGATCCCCAGCTTCGCATTCTGCGCCAGTTTCCGCACGTCCTCCGGAAACGACGCCGAGAGAATCCAGTCGTAGTAACTCTTCGGCACCCGGTCCATCGGCACGTCGCGATGCTTTTTCAACATGCAGGTCGGCACGCCGTTCACCATCTTGAACGACCCGTCGGACGCCAACCACCCCGGCCACTGCAACTCGTGGAGCGCCTGGAGATCACGTGGGAGCACCTCGAAGCGCTGGAGCTGCCCGACGATCACCTCGGTCGACGCCCGCGCGTCGGTCAGGGCGCCGTGGGCCCCCTCAAGTTTTTCACCTTTGTATTTCTCGTAGAGATCCGACAACGTCCTCGGATGCGTGATCTGCTCCAGCCGTTCGCCGTCGAGAATCTTCGCCTGACCATACTCCCACGGCACGCGCGCGAGGCCGAACTCGTAGGTCAACCGCACGAGGTCGAACCGGACATTCTTGCCGCCGAAGTCGCAGTGCGAGAAGCCGTGCGCCAGGTTGGTGGCGATCTGGTCGAAGCGCGGCGTGATGTGGAAGCGCTCGCACTGGCACTCGAGGCGCGGGCGCAGGCACGTCTGGCACGCCTCGATCATCTCGTCGGTGATGTTGTGGACCGCCGTCGACGCCGCAGGAATCGGGACGCCCGGATTGATCAGCGACCGATACTCCTTGATCAAGCCGGTCGCGTCCCAGACCTGGAAGCCGAGCTCGATGATGCGGGCCTCGGGGTGAACGCCCGTGGTTTCGGTATCGACGATGATCAAGGGGCGCGTGAGTGAGAGCAGTGTGTGGATCATGGCTTCTTTGCGTAGACAGTTCCGTCATACGAGTAGCATCTCGCACAGATCAGCGCCAGCGTCTGGAAGCACTTCGGGCAGACTACCGGCGTCGCATGCTTGCGCCGCAGGTCTTCGATCTCGGCCGCCGCCCGCACGAACAGATCGCGGAAGATCAGCATCACGTGCTCGTCCTCGCCTTTGCGGCGGAGTTCGTCGATGATGTCCATCAGATTCTCTCTACTGGGATGTTGTGGTAGTCAAGGATGTCTTGGCGACCCGCTTTGACGAGCACAGAGGCTCCCTCGGAAAGTGTCACCCGGCGTGAGCCCATCGTCATGAACTTAAGACCTGGAGTAAATTCACCGGGCTCCCACTCGTAATACTGTTGCCAAATTTTGAGTTCAGCACCCGACGGGAGGGCGACGATTTGGAGGAGGTGGTCCATAGCCATCACTCCTCGATGACTGTCGCACCAAGCGACACCAACGCCAGCATGATGACGACCTGATTCGACAGCACGCGTGACAGCTCCGGCCTGTTCGCCTCGAACGCACGATGCCCGAAGTCTCGCGCGTTTAATTTCAACTGGAGCTCGAAAAACTTCTCCGTGTGGTCTATCGCTTCGATGAGCCTGTCGTGCTTTTTAGTCTTCACGTGACGCCTTCGCTTTCGGATTGTCGTCGTAAGTCTTGCCGCCATGATGATCGATCCATTCGTCCGAGACGCGGTCATAGGCCTTCGCCGTCAGCCAGCGCCAGAAGCGGACGAGGGAACGGATGATCATAGCGTTTGCGTGATCCTTCTCGTCCGCACAGGTACGTCGATCAATTTGAGAAACGCTTCGACGGTGTCGACGACGCGAATGCTTGGGTGGTCGATGTGATGGAAAATGTTCGACCGCCTGCCGACGATTACGATCTGCTTCGGAGAACTCCATGCCACGAGCCTCCGGTTCATAATGTGATAGAGCATGTAACCCAGCTCGACATGCCGCCCACCCGTGCCGGCGTTCTCAAATTCCGGCGGGTTATACGCAAGCAGCACGTCCGCCGCGTCGACGTCAGCGAGGTCGTCCCGCGCGCTGGCGTCGCTCTCGGACTCGTCTTCTCTCAGCCACCGGCTCGTCACCTCGTGGCCGACCGACTCGAGCTCCTCCATGATGCGGATCGCCTGGTCGCGGCAGGGATACGGAGCGGCGATGTATATCTTCATGATGCTTACCTAGTAAGGTAGAACACGAGCCACGAGAGCAAGAGAACGAAAAACACCACGTAGGCGATGCGGTCTTTGGTTTCGGAGGTCACTATCGCCTCCGTACGGGTCGCCCCAGCAACGCAATCGCATAGGGCTCGATCAGCTCGAGCGGGAAGAGCCAGGAGAGCAGAGCGGTGATCATACGTGATTCTCCTGCTGTCGCTTCAACCGCCGCAGCTCCTCGAAGATCTGCTCGTCGCGCGTGAAGATGTCGAGATCGAGGATGTCACGAACCTGACCCCGAAACGTCTGCTCGAGGTTCATGTCCGGGGTGTAGCGCTTGTTGAGGTCGTTTCTTGGTTGGTCGTTTTTTACCATCATGCTTCTCCCTTTGACAACATATCCTTGATCAAATCCGCCGTCAGCACCGACATCGAGACCCCCCGCCTCGCCGCTTCATCGCGCACGCCGTTCTTCTCCTGCTCGGTCAGGTTCACGCCGAGGAAGACATCGCGATCCGTCAGCTTACGATCGCGCTGCCAGACACCCGCCTTGCGCAGGATCTGACGCACACGCTCGTGGCTCAGCTTAAAGTGCTCCCCGCATTCCTGCAAGGTCAGGCCGTTCACGTACAGACGGATAATCTCCTGGTTCCTCTCGACACTCATTTCACGACCTCATCGACATAATTACGTTGAGAAAACTTGATCCGTCCGTCACCAGCAACGGCGACCTTGCGTCCTTTAAATCTAGCACAACCTGCTGCCCCTCCGCTACCTCTAAAAAGTCCAGCAGATACTGCCCACTCAAGGTCACGCGCATCGGCTCGCCGGCATAGTCCGCCGCGACCGTCTCCTGTGCGTCCCCGACCTCCTGGCTGCTCGAGGAGACCGAGAGCATGTCGGCATCAAGGTCGAACACCATCGACTGATTCTCAGGCGCCACCATCGCCACGCGACGCACCGCCGAGGCGAGGGCTGCACGGCCGACCGTGGCCCGACGATCGTTGTTGCGCGGGATGATGCTCTGATAGGCGGGAAACTTGCCGGCGAGCATCCGCGAGAACAGCATTCGATGACCGACGCTGAAGAAGAGATGTCGCTCGTCCTGCGAAAAGACCATCTCGCCGCCCGCGAAGAGGCCCATCAGCATGTCCAGGGCCTTGGTCGGCAGCAGCACCGAGGTGGCCGCGCCCGCCTGCGACATGGTCGCGAGGGAGAGCCGCTTGCCGTCCGTGGCAACAAGGCCGCACACGTTGTCGGCGACGCTAAGCAGCGCGCCCTTGATGACGAAGTTCGAACCCTTGTCGGTGATGGCGTAGCGGACGCGCTTGATCATCTGTTGCAGGGCGGCGGTTGAGAAGGATGTCGGCTCCCCTGCGACCTCGGGGGCCTGGGGGAAGTCGTCAGGTGGAAGCGTCTGCAACCGCGAGCGGAACTGGCCGGAGAGGATGTGCACGTGCTTCGCGTCGGTGACAATCTGCACGTCCGTATCCGGCAGTTGCTCGACGAGGTCCAACAGACGCTTCGCGGGCAGCGTGATCACGCCGGGCTCGTCGATCTGTGCCTGACAGCCGGTGCTGAAGCCGACCTCGAGGTCGGAGGCAAAGAGGTGCAGGTGGTCGTCTGCACGCAGCAGGACGTTCATCAGGATCGGCAGCGGCGGCTTGACGGCGGCGACCTGGTTGATGAGACGAAGTTCTTGGACGAGGGTCGTGCTGTTGACGGTGATGTTCATATGCCGTGTGCTTTCCTAATCTGTTCAACCAACCACCGATGATCGAAGCCCGCGCACCAGGCTTCGGGCAGCACGTCCCATGTCGTGCGCTCTAAGATGTGACGCGGGTGCACAATCACTGTGCGCTCGAGGCCCTTGCGTTCCTGCCACAACACATAGCGGCAATGTCCGCCGTTGACCGCGATGCGCGTGCAGAGCAGTGCCTGGTTGTCCGGCGAGTCGAAGTCCGGCGTTGCGTGCTTGCACTCCCAGTTCGTCTGCCGCCCTGCGCCAACGATCGAGCGGTCGGGGGCGCCTGCCGTCGCGTAGCGGAGGACGTAGAAGTTCGGACACTGACGCGCCAGCTCCTTCGTCAGGGCGGACTTGAGCTCCCCCTCGCGCTTAGACATCTCTCTTCCGTTTCTTTCTACGTGCGTCAAACCCGCTCCTCCAGGCATCCCTACGACACGCAATGAGCGCCGCGTAGACCCCCTGCGTTCGAACAATGTCCATATATCGCTGAAGGACACGATCCTGTCGAACCTTGCCACTCACGAGGCCGCCCTCGCGGCCGATGACCGCACGCTGCTCGCGTGTGAAGGGGTGGTTCGTGCCCTTAGGCATTACTTCGTGCCGCGTGGCATTACTTCGCCTCTGCCCACGTCGCCCCCTCGGCGCACTCCCACAGAATCGGTACCTTCAGTTGCGAGAAAGACTGTCTATTTAAAATCTCCGACACCCGCGCCAACGTCTCTGGCTCCTGCGCATCCCCCGCCACCGAGTCGTGAATCGTTAGCCGCATCAGGAACCCCGTCGTCCTGCGCTCGGCGTGCAACTCCACGAGCTTGCGCTTCATAACATCGGCCGCGCTACCTTGAATTACTCGGTTCAAGGCTTTATAGGTTTTCCAGTTCTTCGGGAAACGCGAACGCCGTCCGAGCAGCGTGCGCACGTATCCTCGATGCGGAAGGTCTGCATGCAGTTGTCGGATACGGTCTGCATGCTTCCCCTGCTTTTTGCAGTCTTGATCACAGACGGACTTCGCGAGATGCGAGGCCCGGGCCTGCAGATGGTCGACCTCCGGCATCACTTGTTCGTAGATCCTTTGGATAGCCTTGGCCGGTGCAAGAAGGGGATCGTCCCACTTACGCGCGTTGTTCGGATCGCTCTGGATCTCCGCATACTGCTGCTTCGTGATGAACTCCATCATCAGCGCCAGCTTTGAGAGGCCCCCGCCGTACATCTTCATAAAGTTCATGGACTTCTGCCACGTGTACTTCATGTCGGGTTTGTGGACCTTCATCAGCGCCCACATGAACTTATGAAACGACATCCCAGGGTCCGCCTGATAGGCAGCGAGGACCTTCGGATTGTTGGCAAAGTGGGCAAAAATGCGGTACTCGATCTGCGCTGCGTCCGCGTTCAGATACTGCCCGCGCGCTGCCTTGAAGAGACGCCTCGGATAGAGATCCTCACCGAACGTCGCAAAGTGGTTGTCATGGTTCGGCACCTGCTGCACATACCCAATAGAGAACCGCCCGCTGACCGTCCCGCCATCATCCCCGCGAAGCTGGTTGATGTCGTAGTACAGCACCCCATCCGGCCCGATCTGCTTCTTGTACGCCGCGAACGTCTTGCTGTCCAGCGACGCGAGCTGCGCCGCGAGGTGGCCCTTCTTGATCAGCGGATGATCGATTGCCCCGATGACATCCTCCGCGTAGCTCTCCGAGGGCGTCAGATGGCAGTACTCAAACATCCGCTGCCACCCCGCCGCCGTGTGCTCGAAGGCGAAGCCGACCTCGTTCGAGATCTCGTGAATCAGGGCATCGTGCCGCGTCGTGCACTCCGTGTGGTACTGCTCGAGCAGCTCGAGGTCGAGCGGCGACCCGTTCTTCTCCATCTCGACAACGGGATAGATCACCTCGTCCTCGAGCTGCCGCACGCCCTGCAGCTCCTGCGCGTCAAGCTCCGGCCACATCTTCTCGCGCAGCTGCGCGACGAGCTGGGCCTGATACTCGGCGCGTGCCGCGACCTCACCGGCGTGGTAGCCCGCCATGTTGCGCTCGTCGACACGCGGGACCTCGATGCCGCCGAGGTAGTCCTTCGCGAGCACATCGAGGGCAAACTTCTTGCGGTGATCGTCGAGCAGCGCCGCGTAGTGCATCACGTCGCTGACGGTGTTACCCTGCTCCTCGAGGTCGATGCCCCAGACGCGCGACATGTGCACGTCGAAGCGCGTGTTCACGTTCGTGATGTGCTTGCCCCGCAACTCGCGTCGCGCCCACTCCCTGACCTGCTCCTCGTCGAGGTTGCCGCCGGCAAAGCCGAAGGGCAGAAAGCACTTCAGCCCGCCGTCCAGGGTGCCGACGGTCACGCCGATCGGGCGGTCGCCGTGCACCCAGTCGAGGCCGTTGGTCTCGAAGTTGAGAACGATGTTGTCGATGCCGTCGAGCGACGGCGGGGTCTGCGCCTGCCAGTCGGGTGTCGCCGCTAGCGGCCGCGTGCCGAGAAAGTCCGCTAGCGAGCTGCCGACAGGTGAGGCGACCTCGACCCTGGGCAGCGGGCCGGGAAGCTCGACCGTAGCCAGCCCGAAGGCGAGTGCCGAGGGCGCCTCGGATGCCGCGCCTGAGGCCGCTGTTGGCCGTGTTTGGGGCGATTCCGGCCGGGCCGGGCGGATAGCCGAGTCCGTTGGGCGGGCCGCCTCCGGGCCGCCTGCCGCCGGGCCGCCTGCCGCGATGGCCTGCGCGGCCAGCTTCGGGTCACCCTTGCAGAAAATCAGCACATTCTGGTGCGTCTTCCCGAGCTTGCGCGACGTCTCGAACTGCTTCGTCACGCGAATCGGCAGCGAGCCGACGGACGTGATGAGGATCGCCTCGTTGTAGAGCGCCGCGCCCGCGCCCATGAACGACGCGCAGGTCAGCGGCACGAAGCCGCGATACAGACCCGTCTGCTTGTCGCGGTACTCACCGACCACGAAGCAGGCAAACCGGTTCGGCTTCAGCCGCGCGAGACCATTCTTGATGATTGACATGTACATCTTGACGAAGCCATTCCAGGTCATCGCCGAGAGGTCGTTCGGGTCGTCGCTGTACTGCTCCAGATCACCATAGGGCGGGCAGGAGAACAGAAAGTCCGCCTCGGGTGCCTCGGCCAGCTTCAGGTTGCTGTCGCCGACGGCCCACTGAATGTCAGCGTCGGGGGCAATGAGCTCGCGTTGCGCCTCGTTGGCGGCGATTTGCTCGGGGCGGAGGTCGATGCCGTGATACTTGAAGCCGAGGAGGCCGGCGACGATGCCGCGCACGCTACCGCCCGCGAATGGGTCGACGATCTGACCACCTGGTGGGCAGAACCAGCGGTAGCAGAGTTCGGTGAGGACGGGGTCGAAGATCGAGGTGCCAGAGCCCTTGTTGTCCTCCTGCTGCCAGCCATTCTCGGGTGACGCACCGAGACCCATACCAAATGTCTTACCGAACCGAGCTTCTCGTTTCTCCGGATCAGGCTCCAGCAGCGTATCCGACAGCTTCAGCAGGTTCTCACCGCGCCCCACCTCCGACTGGATGCCCATCGACAACCACGCCCGCTTCCGCTCCTGCCACGGCCCCTCGCGCGCGTTCAGCACCGTGAAGGGCGGGAAGTCGAAGCGCTCGCGGAGCTTGCCTGAGGCGTCTTGCTTGATCTCGTTACCAAAAAGGTCACTACCGAGCAGGTGAAACGGCTTCGCGCCACTGAAGTACTTGCTATTCGGCCCGCCGCCACCGCCGGGCTCCGCAGCCTTCGCGCGTGCGCGCGCTTCGTCGTCGAGACCGACGAAGCGGTCAGTCTGTTTGTCGAAGTCAGTCATCAGCTCCCTACGTTCCAAAAAAGAGCATCGGGCGACGCGTGCTGCTTCATGATACTCCAGCACTTCGCGTCATAATGCCCGCACGACGGAAACGGCGGCTGAACCCATGCATTCTCCTCGTACTTCTCCGGCGCCGTCCACACCCGCGCCCTGCCAGCATCGGGCACCGCCCCGATGCGCACGACGTTGAACGCTGCTTCGGGCCACGCCAACTGCAACGCCCGCGTCAGGCACCCGCTGCCGGCGACCGACCACACCTCCTGAGGGGGCCGTATCGGCAGTCGCCGTGCGACCTCCGCCAGCGCCTCGACAAATGCTGGACAATCGAGGCCGAAGGGCAGCAGCTTCGCACCCTGCAGCGCACAGTATTCACGCGCCCGTGCCTTCACCACATTCAGATAACCGTGCGGCACCTCGTAGATCGACGCGCCCGCCTTCCAGGCCTGCTCCGTCAGGGGATACATGACCTTCCGCTTCGCGCAGAAGATCGTCGCGCGCTTGCCGTGGTCGCAAGCCGCGTAAGCGAGGGCGAGCTGCGCGTAGCCGTAGACGGGGCTCGGGTAAACGTATTCCGTGTGCGTGTCGAAGAGCACGTGGATGGCACGGCGCTTCGTGCCGCCGAGGAGCAGGTCGTCGCGGACGACTTGGAAGCCGTCGTGCTCGGCGATGGTGGGATCAGGCAGCGTCATGTGTCTGGCTCTGACGGAGCTGAAGCTCTTTCATACCATCAAGGCGACGTTTCGCAAAGTAAACGCCAACTCGTTTCTTTTCTGTCTTCTTGTAATTCCTGTCTTTTCGTGACGCTAACGGCGATCGTTGTGCCTGCCAGCCGACCATCGTAGCGATGCCCTCTCCTAACCAAAGGCGAGCCGCTTTCGGAAGTTGCTTTTTGTCAAACTTGAGTAACATTTCAAAAGCCTTACCGGAGCACCGATAAAAGAAGCGCACACCACGATCTGAAAGACGACCGTCAGGCAGCTTTTTCACAGTCGGATCAGTCCATTGAACACCATGACCAGAAACGTCGAAACCCCACGCACCTGGAAAACGACGTTTGATTGCCTGTGCAATCATACAGTTTCGTGGATCGCGTCGGCCGTCTACGGCACAAGCTGTTTCATAATCGACAGGTAGGACTTGAAGTTGAAACCGTGGTGCGATACACGATGTTTTTGACATAATCTCTCCCTTTCGTGCAGACATATTTAGATACTATCGCCGCGATCTTCAGGCAACATATCGCGCCCTGACCGCCGCGACGCCGAGCGCAACAAGCGCCTCCGGGTCCTTGCCGATCTCCCGATAAAAGTCCGGCCGCTGCAGCGCCGCCCACCCACGCGTGATCGCCTCCTTCTGTTCGCCGAGGTGTGGGAACGACGCTGCCAGGCGCAGCGCCTCGCGGGCGTCGTTGTTGGCGAGGGCGGCGAGGATGCGGGTCTGCTTGCTTGGGGGCATGGTTGCTACTCCAGACGGAACGCTCATGAGGTTCCTCCGATTCGCTGCCGAAGCAGCCTTGCTGCTTCGTTGAGCTCCCGCGTGACCTCTGCGTATCGTGCCTTGTGCGCGGGTCGATTCTTCGTCGCGCGGTCTTTCAGCAAGAGCCCGTCACGCTCTGCGCGGAGCCCCTCGATCCTCTCACGAAGTTCGGCGATGAAGTCCCTCATCTTGTTACTCCGGGACGCTGACGTAGCAGGGTTTGCCGCTCGGCAAGTAAACCAAATACAAGGTCGTGCCCTCGGCGGTTGTGATCGTCTTTGGAAGTTTCTTTGCCATGACGAGAGTGTAGCCTAAGATTAAAACGAAAGTCAACCCCAAAGTCATAAAAATAAGCCCCCGTAACTCAATAGGTTACAGGGGCTTCGAAGTCTAGCCCCACGCGGGCCGGCCGCCTACGGCGACGGCTGCGGGGCCTACAGCGCCGGCTGCTCGGCCGACGCCAGCTTGGCCTTGAGGGCCGCCGTCCGCGCCTCGGCGCGGGCCACGCGCTCGGCCAGGGTCGGCTTCGGGAGCGCGGCGCGCTCTTCCTTGGTCAGCTTCACGCGGGCCACGCGCTCGGCCTTCTGCTTCGGACCTGCGAGGGCACCGTCCGCGACCTCGATGGTCTGCGCTGCCGTCTTGTTCGGGAAGGCGCTGACGCCGATGCGGATGGCGATCGCGGCGCCGGTGTAGATGGCCGAGCGTCCGCGCTTGTCGAGCCCCTTGAGGGTGAGTGTCATCTTCTGTTCTCCCGCCGGCGTTGCCGGCGATTGGGGTGGCTGAATCGCCACGTCTTCGTTCGAGGTAGAGTCTAGTGCTGGAGCCTCGGTCGGGTCAACTACTTTTTCGACGGGAGCCAGGCCAATCTTCGCGGCGACCGCACGCAGGCGTCCGCCTTTCTTCGGTTGCGGTTTCGCTGTTGCCTTCTTACTCATCTTCACTCCTCGGCGGCGATCCTTGCCGCGCCCTCTGAATTAACGTCTCAGTACTTCCCCGACCAGAACGCCTCCCGAGCCTCCTCATCCGAGGGAAACACTTGGTCCCCCTCGTCGACCTCGAAGACCTCGTCGGCGACGATAATCACCGGCCCCGCCTCCGGGTCGTGCCGCACCTCGTGGCTCGGGCTGAAGCTCATCAACGAGCGGTAGAGGGCCCAGCCCAGACGCTCGCCGAGGCTATGGCGATAGTTGTCCATCGCCTCCTCGCTGCGGATCTCGTGCAGTTTGGTCATCGGCGGCGCTCTTCGCGTTCGTCGCGCGGATCGGCGTACTGCACACCGTCATCATCGTCCAGCTCGCGTCGTTGTTGCTGCTTTCGCAGAAGATACTCACGATCGCTTTGCTCGACGTCTGCTGCTCGCGCTGCCTTTGAAGAGGTGCTCATGAGTGTCGTCATTTTAGAATCTCCTGAACGTTGCAAGCAAGAAGAGCCGCCGCTACCGGTTGACCGACACAAACCCCTGCCCCACCGCCGCCCGCACCTGCGCGCTGAGGTGCTTGCGCAGGGTGTAGCGGTTGCGGAAGGTGCGCACGGTCGCCTTCGGGGCCCGCGAGCCCCTCACGAGGCGGGTCACAACACTCTGGCCGACGACCTCGAGGATCAGGGCCTTGCGGGGCGTAGCGAAGATGCGGGTCATGGCTTCAATCTCCTTCGTTCGGCGGTGCATCATTGCACCGTTTTTAAAGTGTACGCTAACGCACACCGAAAGGTCAACCCCTTTTCACCACCCCAGATTTTCTGAACCGGTCGAGGCAGGCGGCGACCGCCCCGCTGCTATACCCCGGGCAGGCAGTGGCTACGACCTTCGTCGCCGAGCCCGGCTGCGCGGCCAGGAAGGCGACGACCGCCTGCTTCAACGAGCCCGGCTCGCAGGCCGGCGAGGAGATGAGATGCCAGCCGCCCGAAGGTGCAGGGGCGGCTGCGACTTCCTGCCGAGCGGCGGCCAGCTCCCGCTCCGCCGCCGCCAGCTCCTCACGCAACGATGATTGCGTATCCTGCTCCCTACGCACCGCCGCGAGCTCGCGCTCCGCTGCAGCCAGCTCTATCTCCGTCTTCGCTCGCTCGAGGTCCTCGACGATCTCGACGTAGCTGTTCGCGCCGATCGACGTGCCCCGCACCGTGGCGTCGAACTCCTGGTCGCCGAGGACGACGTGCCGCTTGGCGAGGGGCACGATGTAGGCGCGGCTGACGTTGACGTGCTCGACGCGCCAGAGCATGCGGTCGTAGCGGATGATCTGCTGCGGTTTGAGCGGGCCTTGGGCGATCATCACTTCACCTTTACGATCACGCCATCCCTGACGGTCGCCTGCGCGTACCATCGGTGCGGCTGCGGGTAGTGTGGACCCTCGAGGTAGACCGTGTGCTCGCCGACCTGAATGCTGTCGGTCTTGCCGTAGGCGTCGTTCGGCTGGTAGGCGCGGACCTGACGGCCAGCGGCGACGGCGTCCTTGAGGGCTTTCTTCGAGGGAAAGTTGATGTCTGAATACATGATCAGGCTCCTTCTTTGCTGCGCGTGATGGTGAAAGCCGGCCCGCCACCGAGGGTCGCAGGTCGCAGCGTAGTTCGGTCGCAGGGCTTCGACGAGTTGTGCCCGTGCAGGATGACGCGATTCGCCGTCGCGCGGAACGCTGGATACTCGTCGAGTAGTCGCTGCGCCTCTTCGCTCGTGAGCGGATATGATGTTCCGGTCGCGTGAAACGTCAGGGTGAATGGGCGGCGTGCGGCGGTGATCGTCATAAGCAGACGTTAGCGTATGTTAAAAAGAAAAGTCAACTATCTAAATACATCCCACTTTGGCCTTGACCTTCTGCATATTCTATGAACCAAGCTCGACCATACTTCCCCCTTGCCCGACCGCCTTGGTCGTGCTAGGGTATCGCCTTCCAAGCCTCGTGGTGCGCGGCTCGGGGCTGCCCAGCCCTGGTCGCTACTAAGTCTTGTTCGTGCGCTGCCTTGCGCGCGGCGGGGGCCACGCGGCTGTTTCTTGCGAGGCAACCACGCTGTGGAACTATCCTTGATGGCCGCACCTCGGCCACGCACACCCGTCTCGTTTTTCACCTGGCTCGGGGCGCAGGACGAGCGCCAGGACGCGGTCGGCGCCTTCGCGCGCCTCGCCCTGCGCGACCGCGTCTGTCCTAAGCACAGCAACCGACTGCACCTCTTCTTGCTGCGCTACGAGCACCTTCCCGAGCACCGCTCGGGTATCAAGGCGGCGCATCGTGAGTGGAGGGCTGCCCGATGAGCGCAACACAGCCATCCGCCCACGACATCGTCCGCACCTACTTCGACAAACGCTTCCACGTCGTCTTCTGGCCCGATAAGGGTGAGCAGAAGGGCCCCATCGAGGAGGGCTGGAAGACCAAACCGTTTGTTCTCGACGACTTCAAACCACAAACACGCGTCGGCGTCATCACCGGTCAGGAAATAGCGCCGGGCAGGTATCTGCACGACATCGATATCGACTGGGCGCCGGGCTACAAGATCGCGCTGAACTTCCTGCCCAAGACGGAGTTCGTCTACGGCCGCGCCTCGAAGCAGGTGAGCCACTGCTTCTATACCCTCCCCGAGGCCCTGGCCAACATCGTCTTTCGCGACCCGGTCGACAAGACCACCCTACTGGAGATTCGCGGCACGAAGGAGGACGGCTCGCTGGGCTTCCAGTCGATGGTGCCGCCCTCGGTGTGGGAGAAGGACGGCAAACGCGAGCCGCTAGAGTTCCGAGCCTTTAAGGACCCTGCGCACTTCGTTGACGTCAACCACTTCAAGCAGCGCGCAACGCTCGGCGCGATCGGCATGCTCCTCGCGAAGCGCCTCGGGACGAACGGCTTCGGCCACGAGGTGCGCCTCGCGTGGGCAGGCTACCTGCTGCGCGCGTCGATCCCGGTTGATGACCTGGTGCTGATGGGCGAGGCGATTAGTATCTATTGCAACAACCGCGAGATCGTCGACGTCCGCCGCTCGGTCGAGAGCACTGCCGCCGCGCTCAATAGCGAGGGTGGCAAGAAGGTGCGCGGCGGCCCCGCGCTGGCGAAGCTGCTCGGCGGGGAGGTCGGCAAGAAAATCATTACGCAGATTAACGCCTGGCTCGGCCGCGATTCGGACTTTATCCGTTCGCAGGACGGGGTCATCATCAAGGACAACCAGGAAAACGTGCGGCGGGCCGTCCGCCTGCTGGGCGTCGAGTTGGCGTACCAAGAGTTCGCTGACAAGACCCTTGTTCGCGAGGGCGAGGGCCTGCAACGCCCGCTCGACGATCGCACAATGAATAACCTGTGGCTGCGCGTCGACCGCGACTATCGGTTCCGACCGTCGTTTGTCTTCTTCGAGAAGGTGCTGACCGACAGCGCCTACGACAACGCGTTCCACCCGGTGCGCGACTATCTGCACAACGTTGTGTGGGATGGCACGCCGAGAATCGACACATGGCTGGCAACCTACGGCGGCGCGGAGGACCTGCAGGAGAGCAGCGAGTCACGCACCTATCTCGAGGCGGTCAGCAGCATTGTGCTTATTGCTGCTGTTCGACGCGTGCTGCACCCCGGCTGCAAGTATGACGAGATGCTGGTGCTCGAGGGGCAGCAGGGCATCAGCAAGTCGACCGCGCTGCGCGCCCTGTGCCCGCAGGATGAGTGGTTCTCGGATGACCTGCCGCTGAACTGCGACGCGAAGGAAATCATCGAGCGGACGCTGGGCAAGTGGATCATCGAGGCATCGGACCTCGTTGGTGGGCGCAAGGCGGACCGCGATCATCTGAAGTCGATGATGTCGCGGCAGATTGACGGGCCGGCACGCATGGCCTACGCACATCAGCCGGTGGAGCGACAGCGGCAATTTATCATCATCGGCACAACGAACTCTGCAGAGTATCTTGTGGATACGACGGGCGCACGTCGTTTCTGGCCCGTCAAGGTGCAGCGGTTTGATGTCGAGGGCATCCGCCGCGATCGAGATCAGATCTGGGCCGAGGCGGTGAGGCGCGAGGCGACAGGTGAGAGCATTCGGCTTCCCGAGGGGTTGTGGGAGGCCGCTGGTGAGCACCAGGAGAAGCGTCGTGAGGTCGATGCGTGGGAGGATGCGCTTGACGACTTTATTCGTGGGGTGGCTGGGTCTGCTACAGGCCGCCAACAGATGCCAGCAGAAGCGTTATGGAATGCCTTGAGTGTACCAATTGAAAGGCGCGATCGGTTCGGTGCTAAGCGAATCTCGGAAATAATGCAACGACGTGGTTTTACTCGTACAAATGTGCGGGATAAGGATCGAGTGGTGACTGGGTATGTGAGGCAGACGACGCCTAACTACTTCAAGTACCAAGATAAGAAAGCAGAAGATTCGGATATGTGACGCGAACAACGCGAACACGCTAACGTCATCCGTAGGTTAGCGACGCCGGGCCTGAAACGGTATCGCTAACGGGGATTAAGTAATAGCAGGGAAAAGACTTAGGCGTCAAAAACCCCTGTTAGCGTTAGCGTGTTAGCTCCGTTTCCAAGACTTCGATCGGGGAGTTAACTGACACCGTGACCGTACCTGCTGTATTCAGTGTTTGTTACTACGCTAACTAACACTAACACTAGTAACACTCTAACGAATCAAACACTTACGGCGTTCGCGTTGTGCGCCTCGTTAGCGTCCCCCGCTAGCCGCCTGCCAGCCCCGCCAGTAGCACAATCTTTTATCCAATCTCAACCGATTTCCCTTGACTTTGCCCTTGCATTAGGCTAGCGGGCGGCTCTAGTATCTAGGGGCCACCATGCAGAGCCTCGCGGACTTCCTCGGCGTGAACCCCCTGCCCGATGCACCGCAGGAGCCGACGCTGGTCGACATCACCGACCCGGCAGCCTTCGCGCGTGCCGTGCTTGAGTCCCGCGAGTTCCGTCAATACATCGTGACCGGCCTGACCCTCGGGAACCTGCCAGGCTTCACGTCGATCCTTCAGCGGTTGATGGATGCCGCCGGCAACTGGCCGAAGGCGACGAGCCGCATCGAGCACACCGGCAAGGATGGCGATCCGATTGTCACCGAGGTCCGCCGCGTGATTGTGCGCGCCGAAACCTCGTTTGATGATGAGAAGGCCGACGAGCGTCCTGTAACGACCCACTGAGATCGAAAGGCCAGGGCATCACAAGGAAAGGCATGGCGCGCGCGATTGACATCCCGCTCCCTGAGGTCTTCGAACCCCTGCTTGCCCCCAGCCGCTACAAAGGCATCTATGGAGGCCGTGGCGGCGCGAAGTCTCATTTCTTCGCTGACCAGCTTATTGACGAGAGCCTTCGGCACCCAGGCCTCCGCTGCGTCTGCGTTCGCGAATATCAGGTCAGCCTCGAGCAATCTGTCAAGCGACTGCTCGAGGACAAGATCAACGCCTACGGCCTCGGCCGGGAGTTTCGCGTCATGAACTCCTGCATCGAGACGCCGGGCGACGGGATCATCATTTTCCAGGGCATGCAGTCGCATACCGCCGAATCCATCAAGTCGCTGGAAGGCTACGACCGCGCGTGGGTCGAGGAGGCACAGAACCTCTCGCAGCGCTCGCTCGATCTCCTGCGTCCGACCATCCGCGAGGAGGGCTCGGAGCTGTGGTTCTCGTGGAACCCACGCCTGGCGACGGACCCCGTCGATAACCTCCTGCGTCACAACCCACCGGCCGGCGCGCTCGTTGTCCGCTCCTCGTATCGCGACAATCCCTTCTTCCCCGAGGTGCTCCGCAAGGAGATGGAGTGGGATCGCGGACGCGACCCCGAGAAGTACGCGCACGTGTGGCTCGGCGAGTACGAGCGGCACAGCGAGTCGCGCGTCTTCAAGAACTGGCGGGTCGAGGAGTTCGAGACGCAGAGCGACGCGATGTTCCTCTATGGTGGTGACTGGGGCTTCAGCGTCGACCCCTCGGTGCTCGTTAGGTGCTACGTCGTCGGCCGCAAGCTGTTCATCGACCACGAGGCGTACCGCGTCGGCGTCGAGATCGACCACCTCCCGATGCTGTTCGACCAAGTGCCTGGCTGTCGCGATTGGACGATCACCGCAGATAGCGCGCGGCCCGAGACGATCAGTTATCTGCAGCGGCACGGCTTCCCGAAGATGGTTGCTGCTGTCAAGGGCAAGGACAGCGTCAAAGAGGGCGTCATCTTCCTGCAGAACTTCGACATCGTCATTCACCCGCGCTGCGTGCACACCATCGACGAGTTCACGATGTACTCGTTCAAGGTTGACAAGATGACGGGGCTCGTCTCGCCGGTGCTCGAGGACAAGAAGAACCACGTCATCGACTCGGTGCGCTACGCCGTCGAGCGACTACGCGCGAACGTATTTGATTATGCCGCCGTCGGCATGTCGAGTCCTGCCACATGGTAGTGCGACCCGCGCAGCGACCCGGCGAGACCATCCAGGGCTGCCTCTCGCTGCGACCGTGGTATCGTCTGGATGTCGACACGTTCGTGCGGGTCTACAAGAACAATCGCTGGTGGTATGGGCGCACGCGCGCGGCGGTGCTGGCGTTCTATGTAGCGAGGCTTGACATCCGATGAGTGATGATAACGGCATCGGCACGCCATCCAACGCCTCAGAGCAGGCGGAGTTCCGCGCGCTCCAAGCCGAGCTGAAGCTCCTCGACACCAACGTGACGTTGGCGCGCATGGCGTTCGCGCGCAGCGCGGGCCTGACGTTCAACAACGCGCGCGACATGTATGGGGTTCTCGGCTACAAGGACCTCATCACGGTCAGCGATTACCGCTCACGCTATCAGCGCGGCGGCGTAGCAGGCCGCATCGTCGACGTGTTCCCGAACGCCACGTGGCGCGGCTCGATGGAGTTGATCGAGGATGCCGACCTCGAGGACTACACGACGTTCGAGCAGGCGTGGGCGGACCTCGACCAGCGCTTGCAGATCCAGGCCAAGCTGCTGCGTGTCGATAAGCTCGCGGGGTTGAGCACCTACGCCGTGCTGCTCATCGGTGCGCCAGGCGACCTCGAGCAGGAGCTGCCCAAGGGGCGGCCCGAGCAGTTGCTCTATCTCACGCCGTTCGCCGGTGGCGGCGGCCCGCAGACGACGAACAACCTGCAGGTCAACCAGACGGTGGCTGACGGTGCCGACGCATCGATCTTCGAGTATGACCTTGACCCGAAGAGTAAGCGCTTCGGGATGCCGAAGTCCTATCAGCTGAAGCGGCTCGACATCGGCACGGCACTGCCGAGGCCCGTCCACTGGTCGCGCGTCGTGCACGTCGCTGAGGGCCTACTCGACGATGAGGTCTTTGGGCAGCCCGTGCTCGAGCGCGTGTGGAACCTGCTCGATGACCTCGACAAGATCGCCGGCGGCGGCTCGGAGGCGTTCTGGTTGCGCGCGAACCAGGGCATGCACATCGACGTCGACAAAGACATGGTGTTGTCGGGGCCTGAGGGCGAGAAGACGGTCGCTGATCTGAAAGCGCAGGCCGAGGCCTACAAGCACCACCTGACGCGCTGGCTGCGCACGCGCGGCGTGTCGGTCGAGACCCTCGGCTCCGATGTCGCGAACTTCGCCAACCCGCAGGACGCGATCATCACCTTGATCGCCGGCGCGAAGGGCATCCCGAAGCGCATCCTGACGGGCTCGGAGATGGGCGAGCTCGCCTCGAGCCAGGACCGCGACAACTGGAAGGATCAGATCAATGGCCGGCAGACGGGCTACGCTGGACCTTACATTGTGCGACCTCTTGTGGATCGACTGGTGGCTTACGGATACCTGCCTACGCCAAAGGACGGCGCGGACAAGTACGAGGTCCGGTGGCCGCAGATCCAGACGCTGACCGAGCAAGAGAAGGTCTCGGGCGCGCAGGGCTGGGCGTCGGTCAATCAGACCTATGGCGAGGTGGTCTACACCGATGCTGAGATTCGCGATAAGTGGTCGGGCCTGATGCCGCTATCCGACGAGCAGCGTGCGGAGATCGATGAGCGAGCTGCGGAGAAGCTGAAGCAGCAACAGGAGGCGATGGCGGCCGCGAAGCCTGATGGTGGTGCTGAAGACGAGGACGAGGAGAAGAATCCGTTCTCGCGTGCTGCCTCCGCCTACGAGCCGCAGCCTGGCGACGAGGAGCTGGTGCGCGTGCTAGCGGAGGCGATCGAGTGCGGCAACGCGGATGTGGTCGCGCAGATCGTGGGGCTGCACGCCGACCATGATCAATCAGATCATGGTAACCGTGATGGAGCGAGTGGAGGTAATTCTAGCGGACGCGATGATCGTGAGATCCAGGAAGCGGTAAAGGACAAGCCCGTTGGAACCGTCGTGCTGAAGTCGAAGTATGGCGAAGTGAAGATTTCCAATCCACGGGCTGGTCGGCTTAGCTTTAGAGGCTACCGTAAGAATGGCGAGGCGATGCCCGCCAAGAGTACGCTACGCGAGGCGAAGGAATCACTGCGAGAGCCGACGAACCCCGAGATGTTCCGCAGCGGCTACTTACGCGAGGACGTCGCGTGGAAGGAGCTGAAGTCATGACTCCGACCCACGCAGCTCACCTCCTGATCCTCGCGGCGCGGGAGGCGGGAACGTTGCGCGCGGCGGCGTTCAACCCCGATCAAGAGCGCGATGATCATGGACGGTGGACGGACGGCGACTTTCCTTCAGAAACAAAGATATCAGACGCGCGCACCAAGTCGGAAGCAACCCTCGTAAAGCAGGTGACTGTCGTCGTGCGCCGTGAAGCAAAGACGCATAACCAAAGGTTACTAAAGGCAGAGCGTGTAACACCCGAGCAGCTCGAGAAAGCAGTTGCGGCAACTACGCAATTATTGCTCGAAGATGAAAATCAAACCATCGGGCAGGCTCTTGGTGTTCGCGATAGTCATGTGGCCGATGCAGTCGCTGATGCATTAAGCAACTTCCGTGGTGCGTCTGCACGTGCCGAAACCCCCCTCCACGCCACCGCCGACCGCCACGTCCCCGTCCTTAGCGTCGCCCTCCGCTACGCGTTCGCCGTCGCGCGCAAGGCACTGAAGGCCAACCCTCGTGACGCGGACAAGGCCATCGCCGCCCTCGAGAAGGCCCTCGAGTCCGTGCTGCCGGCGACGCTGCTCAAGGTTTACGATGCGGGTGGTGTGACGGGTGCGGGGATGTTGCAGCAGCAATTGCGCGGTGCTGAGGACTTCCGCACCGCCAAGAAAAAGAAGAAGCGAGCTGGTGTAGGTTTCGAGTTCAACCACGTAGCGCAACACGCGGTCGCCTGGGCGGCCAAGCACGCAGCGGAGCTCATCACGGGTATTCTCGAGACGACCCGCGAGCGCATCAACGCGGCGACGGTAGACGTGCTTGAGGCCGGCGACTGGGACGCGCATCTCGACGAGATTCTCGCGGCCGTCGGCGATGAGGACCGCGCTGACCTGATCGCGCGTAACGAGACGATGGTTGCCGTGCACGAAGGACAACGGGAAGCGTGGGGACAGGCGGTCGAAGCGGGACTTCTGACTGGCGACGAAGAACGTGAGTGGATCGTAGTCGGGGATGAAAAGGTGTGTCCGATCTGCGAGGGGCTTGAGGGCAAGCACGCAAAGCTCGGGCAGGCTTACGTCAGCGATGAAGGTGAATCGTATGATGGACCGCCCGCACATGTCTCTTGTCGGTGTTCAGAAGGGATCGTTTAATGCCGAACATATTTCTCGTCTTCTCGTTCGTCTGTTTCCTCATCGCGGCCTGGCAGGACAATACCGTCTGGAATCGCCTGATCGCGGTCGGGTTGGCGGCCTACGTCGCCTCGGTGGGGTTGATTCGGTGATCGTCGATGAACAACTGACGAAAGGACACATGCCTCTCAGTCCCGCCGCATTGCATCAGATGATGGTCGCGTTAGACGAGAAGCATGTCGATGGGCACAAGCGCACACGCGAGGAGTTGACGTACTTGAAGAATCAACTCGATCAGGGGCTGCAGTCCGTACGAGCCGAAATGGCGATGACGCGCACGGAGATCGCGACGTATGTCGCGACGCCGGTCGACGTCACGAAGATCGTGCTCTCGCCGAAGATCGTGTTCACGATCGTGGTGGTCGTGCTCTCGATCTACGGCACCATCTGGGCCTCGACCTACGGGTTGGGGTCGGACATTCGGGACATCATCACGCGGATCGATGCACAGAAGACGGCGATGGAATCGGCCGTCAAGTTGCAGGATCTGCGGGCAGAGACCGTGAAGTCAGCGATCGACGACGTGAAGCGGCGCCAGGAGACCCAGGCGATCGAGCTTCAGAGCCTGAAGGAAGCGGTCTTGACAGGCAAGGCCCCGTCGAATCGCCAGTAACTCGAAGAGACGCGTGATGCCAACACCAGATATGCGAGATCTCATCACGCGTGATCCCCGTGTGGGGAGAAGGAGACACGTCATGCCAACACCAGCAGAAGACAAAGCCAAGAGCGACAAAGCCGAAGCCGAGAAGACGGCGGCGGTAACGGGCGCACAGGCGGTCGCGGACGCGGTCAACAAGGTCGCGGCGGCGGCGGTCGATGCCGCGAAGACGGCGGCCGGCAAGACCATTCCGGATGTGATCGTGACGGGCACGCCGGGCGGGAAGTTCGAGATTCGCGGCGACGGGTTCTCGTCGAGCGGCTCGGTGCTCATCGGCGGCGTCGCGCAGCAGACCTACGAATGGGGTGCGCAGTACATTCGCGGTAAGCTCGATGCGAACGTCGTGAGTGGCGACGTGGTCGTGCAGATCGACAAGGACACGAAGCGCGTCGGGTATTTGAAGGTGTGATTGTTTTTGTACTAGACACAGCATTATTGTTGTGCTAGACTCGGGGGCGGCCGCAAGGTTGCCCCGCATTTTCCTTTAATTTCTAGATTTGTAGCAGGCCGCGCCCGGTCACGCGCGGCGGGTTGAGAGACCTCTATGCCTGGTAAACATCACCACACCGACAAGTGGCGTCGCTGCGTCGACGAGGTCGTCGGCAAGGGCCATGATGAGTCCTCCGCGTCGGCTATCTGCACGACGTCGCTGCAGACGGCGGGGGAGGCGATCTTCGAGGGGCTTGCTGCGTGCAGCGAGGCGGAAATCAAGCTGCTGCATGCTGATCATGACCAGAAGAGTCACGGTGGAGATGGAGGCGGGGGTGACAACAAGGGTGGCGGAGATAAGAGCGGCAGCAAGCGAGAGTCGGGAAAAAGCCCTACAGGAAAGAAGTTGTCTAAGAAACAGATGCTTCAGGAGGATGCGGAGCGTGTACGTCAGGGCAAGGAACCCATCCACAAGGAAGCACTGAACGATCTCTATAAGGAATCAATCAAGAAGCGCAGTCCGACGTTACGCGAAAACTCTTATGCAGCTTGGGTGGAGGAAGAAGACGAGATGAGGCACCTCCACCTCCTCGGTGCCACCGGCCCCGTGCGCTACGAGATGCACAACAACCGCAAGCACATGATCATCCCGATCATCGCGCTGATGGAGGGCGTTATTCACCCGGTGAACGCCGAGACGCCGGAGTTCGTCCCGCTCGAGACGCTCAAGAAGGCAGCAGCCTCGTGGGTCGGCAAGCCGGTGATGCTCCAGCACCCGAAGCGCGACGGGAAGCAGTGCTCGGCCAGCGACCCCGAGCTGCGCGCGTCGGCGGGCCTTGGCGTCATCGCGAAGAGCTACGTCGAAGGCCGCAAGATGCTCCAGGAGGTCTGGATCGACGACGAGCGCGCGAAGAAGCTCCACCCCGAGATGCACGAGCGACTGGCGGCTGGCGCGACCGAGGAGGTCAGCGTCGGTGCCTACGTCATCGCCGAGGCGAGGGACGGCGAGTTCAACGGTAAACGGTTCAAGGCACAGTGGCTTGAGACGCAGGGTGATCATCTGGCGTTCTTGCCCGGCGGTCGCGGTGCGTGCTCCTGCGACATGGGGTGTGGGACGCATCGCGTAGCCTCAAGCCTCGTTAGCCTGCACGCTGATCATGACCAGAAGAGTCATGGCGGTGGGGGTGGCGGGGAAAAAGATACGTACTCTGGCAAGCCCTCAAATCATCCAACGATCCCCCTGCCAGACGGACCCGATAATGGATCTGCGGTTTACACCTTGAAGCCTTTGAAGGGCGACAAGCGTTCGGAGCAGTTGGCACAAGTACGTAAGGAGCCCGACGGCTCTTACTATGGCGCCGCTGACAAGTTTGACTTTTCTGCTAAAGACGCAAGGGCCATGCGTGACAAACTTCGCGAGTTTGGTGCCACCTACGCCGGATGGGAGCAGAGAGACAACGAGGCGAACCAAGCGCCTGTGCACCTCGTAACGGCAGAATCCCTCGAGGTGCTGCCTGTTGATGATTTCACCTCTAGCATCCTTCAGATTTTGGCGGGCAAGACGCCTGGTCAACTGAAGAAGGACAAAGAGTGCGCCCTCTGCAAGGGCCTCGGCAACCTCGGGGGCAACCCCTGCGAGGCGTGCGACGGTGAGGGGAACATGAAGACGGCCGGGGTCACGAGTCTTGCAGGTGCTCGTCACTCTGCCGCTGACATCAAGATGATCCAAACCGTTCACGATCATGCAGCAGCACTCGGTGCTATGTGCTCGCGGAAGAATTTGGAGACAGCTTCGGCTATATCGCCGGAGTCCTGCGGATGCCACGGCGAGCAGGAACGCGCGGCGCAGGAACGCGTACGGCGTGAGGGCACAAGATGGGCGCTATACAGCGCCGACGGGAAGCGGGTTTTGGCTCGGCATAATACCGAAGCAGACGCAAGGGAACAGCTCGAGGCGGTCAACGCACGGGCAAAATCGTCGTGTGGTTGTCACGAAAAGCACGAGCACGAACATCAGGCAGCGGCAGTTTAGGCCGCAGTTAGCGAACGCCGCTGATGCGGCTACATCACAGGAGTCAGAGCAATGGAAAAAACAGCAAGGGCGGAACTGATCGCTGCGCTGGTCACGGACAAGCACAGCGGATTCGCGGATGGCGACGAAGCCATTCTGGAAGCGGCATCCGACGAGCGCCTCGAGCGCTTCCGGTCGGCGGCGGACGCCAGCCGGTCGGCGTCGAACGATCGCGGACGCCTCGAGACCGACTTCCGCAACACGTCGGCGCGCCTCAAGGTCGCTGAGGAGCGCATCAAGGCGGCCGAGCAGCCGATGTCCGAGGAAGAGTTCCTGCAGAAGGCGCCCGAGGCGTTCAAGGCTGTGCTCGTCGAGCACAAGACGCTTGAGGATGGCATGCGCGCGTCGCTCGTCAGCCAGCTCAAGGATCTCGGGGCGAATACCGAGGCGGAGCTGAAGACGAAGTCGATCGACGAACTGAAGACGCTCGCCGCATACGCGCGCGTCCCGGTGCCGGACTTCAGCGGTCGCGGGCTGCCGAAGGAGCGCGACATGCGCGCTGCGCAGACCTACGCGGCGCCCGACCCGTACGCGGCGGCGCTCGATCAGATCCGTGGTTCAAAGACGGTCAACTAGGAGTCGACAGGCACTCGAGCGGTGGTCGTGGGACACCAAAGCTCGTAGGTTGGCCGGTCAAGGAGAAGCAGGAACATGGCGATCACCAGGAACAACCCGAACACCGTGTACTTGGGTGGCTCACGCACCCAGATCGGGGATCTCGCGGCTGCGGCCACGATCTACCCCGGCGCGCTCGTCGCGCGTGACAACGTCGGCGGCACGATCCGCTGGAAGCTCGCGGCGGCCGACATCGCGGGTCCGCCCGCCGTCGCCACGGATCAGTCGATGCTCAACAAGGGCGTCGACGACACCTACGCCACGGGCGATCTGATGGAGGTCTCGATCCTCCACAAGGGCGCGCACGCGTGGATGTTCATCGCGTCGGGGTCGGCGGTCGAGGCGGGCGACCTGCTCGGCTCGTTGGGCACCTCGGGTCAGTTGAAGCTCTCGGCGACGGTCGCCCTCTTCACGGCGCTCGAAAACAAGACGGCCACTGCAGCATTGACGCGCATCCGCGTCGAGGCCCTCTAAGCCGCGAGGCTTAGATTCGCTCAGACAAGGAGAAAATGCGATGTCAAAAGAAATGCGATTCATGGCGGGCAGCCCGGACAACTGGCAGGGGACATCTCCCCTGACGAACGTCGTCATGCGGGCGCTGCAGGAAGCGGGCGGATGGTCGATCGAGGCCATGCGGCGTCCCGGCTTCCGGATGATGGAAGCGGTGGAGAGCGACAATGTGTTCCGTGCGCTCGCCCCGATGCAGGACAAAGCACAGGTCGCCATCGATCGTGCGGTCGTCGAGGTCGGCCTCCAGCGGCTGACGTTCGCGGCCGACATCATGGCGGCGGGCCTCACCTACACCCTGACGGACCCGCTCAGCATCGCGCAGCTCGAGTGGAACTCGGCCAGCAAGATCGGCGCAGCCCAGCGCACCATGAGCCCCTCGGCTCGCGGTGAGAACAAGCTGCCGATCGTCACGCCAAACCGTTTGCCCATCTACCTCACGACGGACGGGTTCGAGATCGACATCCGCACGCTGAAGACCTCGCAGCGGATCGGGACGCCGCTCGACGTGAGCATCGTCAAGCAGTGCGTGCGCGCGGTGAACGAGGCGATCGAGGATGCGGCGATCAACGGTGCAACGACACTCGACGGTCAGGCACTGGCGGTCGCTGGCTACTCGGCGCCCGGGCTGCTGAACGCGCCGAACGCGGAGTCAGAAACGCTGACAGCGGCGGCGTGGTCGACGACCCCGGTCGGCTCGACGGTCTTCAGCCAGACGATGGCGATGATCGCGGACCTGCAGGGGAACAAGAAGTTCGGCCCCTACCGCCTCTACGTGCCGACCGTGGTCGGCAACGCGCTCGACAGCGACTACAACGCGACGAACAATGCACAGGGCCTCACGATTCGACAGCGCCTGCTGCAGATCGAGAGCCTCCAGGCGGTGCGCGTCGCCGACTTGCTGCCTTCGACGAAGGTGGCCTTGGTTCAGATGACGTCCGACGTCATTGACATGGTCGTCGGTCAGCCGCCGACGGTCATCCCGTGGACGAGCCTGGATGGCTTCACCATCCACAACCTCGTTATGGCCATCATGATTCCGCGTGTCCGTTCGGACTACAACGGCGACAGCGGGATCTGCATCGGGACGCTCACGTAAAGAGCACAGGACAGCCGGCGGCGAGGAGCACTCACGCCGGCTGTCTCAGGCAGGCACTCGACAACAAAGCACCGCCGAAGAAAGGATAGAGATGGACCCGCAACCGAAAGACGATACCGCGTCCGATGCGACCGCGATCGATCAACGGAGTCCTCGATATCTCCTTCGGCGGTCTTTTGTGCCGAAAGAGTTCAAAACAGCAAAGGGGACGATCGTCTTTCGGACGACGGACGACGAGGTCTATGCGCGACTGGCAGATGGGTCCATTCGACGGGCGCATCCGAAGGCGAATGGGAAAGACGCGCGGAAGGCGCGAGCACTCGCGCGTAAGGTGCAGGTAGTGAAGCGTGCGCGATGACGCTCGCGTGCATGCGTGCGCGGATCACGATGCTGGAAGCCGAATTGGTGACGCTGCGCGAGCAAGCACATCTCAAGGTGTTACGAGACGCGTTGGAAGAGATCGTGCCGACAGCAGTCGTTGTTCCTCAACGGGCGGGAAGCGTGCTCCGGCTGGTCGCTCATGGCTCTCGACTACTGGCGTTACCGCGCCCGTGTTGGAAATGCGGGATTGTGTTCACACCGACCGTGCGGAATCAATACAAGTATTGCAGCGTCGCGTGTCGGTTGGATAGACGGGTAGGCTTTTCCTATGTGTCGCATACTGCGTAGCACGCTCGCGCTGTTGCTACTCCTGGCATCTTCTGCCTTCGCCGAGACGACGGTCCGCGTCTCTCAGGCGGGATGGGCAGAGGTCCGTTGGGACGCGAGCGTCGCGACGCCGAACGTGACCATCGCAAAATACCTCGTCGGGATTCGCACGGCGTCGACGCCGGAGGTGATCGCCGACGCGGGATTGTCACTCACGTATCGGATCGATGGGCTGCAGGGCGGCGTGGCGTATACGGTTCGTGTGTTCGCTGAGTCGACCGCGCTGGTGCGCAGCGCGTCCTCGAACGAGGTGACGTTCACGCTCGAGACGACGGTGCCAGACACGACGCTCCCGTCGGCACCGACTGGGCTCCAGGGGTCCGGCGCGTCGCTGGTGCAGATCAATTTGAGCTGGGTCGCGGCGACTGACAATGTTGCGGTGACCGGATATGGGATCTTTCGCAACACGCTGAAGATCGCCGACGTGACGACGACGACGACCTTTTCCGACACGAATTTGCTCCCGGCGACGACCTACGGTTATACCGTCCAGGCGCGCGACGCGGCGGGGAATCTCTCGCCGATGACGGCGACGGTTTTTGTGGCGACGCTCGGCGATACGACGGCACCGTCGCAGCCGACGCTCCTGCAGGCGGTCCCCACGATGACGACGGTGCAGTTGTCGTGGGACGAATCGATCGACAACGTCGGTGTCGCCGGCTATCGTATCCTCCGCAACGGCTCGCAGATCGCGGTGACCAGTGCGGTGACCTACCTGGACACCGCGCTCACGGCCGGGACGAACTACACGTATAGCGTTGCTGCGTTCGATGTCGTGGGCAATACGTCACCCGCAACGCCAATCACCGCGCAGACGCTCCCGTCGACCCCCTCTCCGTGCATGGCGAACGGGAAGCCCTACACGATTGGTATCGCGATCGCGAACTGGACGAAGCGCGTCACGATCTCGTCGGCAACGGGGCCGCGCGGGCGCGTCGACTTCTCGCTGCAGAACTCGTTTCCCGTCGTGCTCGTGCAGGTCAAGTTCGGCACGCAGGTGATCGGCGAGATCCCCGCGTCGGATCTGAGAGACGTGCTGGCGATGGGCTTCTCGACGCCGCGCGTGCCTGGGGTCTATAGCCTCTTCATCACGGCGAAAGATGCCGGTGGCTGCGTCACGACGACGACGATTGCTCGAACCGTTACCGTGGTTCCGTAAGTGAAGATCACCATCGATGTCGATTGTTGTTGCCACAAGCCAACGCGGGTCCCTGTTGTGTTCTGGATGTACGGACCTATCCAAGAACAAGAAGGTCTTCAAGGTCCAGTTTTCGAGGTTCCCATGACGCAGCTCACAGAAACACAGCAGGTCTCCGGCACGGTCACGCCGGTCACCGCAAAGGGAAGCCCCGCCGAGGTGCAGGCGTCGGTCTTCTCGTCGTCGGACACGTCGGTCCTGGAGGTGATTCAGGACACGGTCGACCCGCTCAAGTTTGTCGCGAAGGCCGTCGCTCCGGGGGCGGCGCAGGTGCAGTGGAACGCAGACGCGGATCTGGGCGACGGTGTGGTCCCGATCAGCGCAGTCGGTGACATCACCGTGGTTGCGGGGATGGCCGTGGGCGGAACGATCACGTTCGGAACGCCGGAAGAGCAGGCGTAGGATTCTGCTCTCCGAAGGTGATAGGTCATCTTCGGTGGGTTCACCTCACAGGAAAGGGTTCAACGATGTCATTCAAGCAGGGTGAGAAGATCATCACTCATGACGGAAAGGTCCACTTCGTCAAGAAGGATGGGCAACTTCCGAAGATGAGGCGGGGGAAAGACGAAGTCTCCAGCATTCGCGGCTTCATTCGCGGCGCGCTGGTGGACTGCATTTCAGGCGAGAAGAATCTCGGCGACTGGCACGAGAACGTCATCACGACCTACGGCCACGGCATGGTCGTGCGGAACTACGCCGGCCTGGCCTCGTCGGCCTCGTCGGTCGCGGCGACGGTCACCTCGGACATGGGCTTCGCCCGGTTCTGGGGCATCGGCTACATGACGCAGGCGCAGTCGTCGAACTTCTCGTCGATGTCGGCGATCGACTCGACCGAGTGGGGCCTCCACTCGACGGGTGGCGTCAGCCGCGCGACGGTCAGCGTCGGGTCGCAACTGCTCTCCGGCACCTGGTCGCTCTCGCAGAGCTTCCAATATGCCTCCACGCACATCTCGCACGCGCAAACGGTGAACTGCATCGCGCAGTATCACACCTCGTCGGTCGGTGCGGGTACGGCACACACGCTCGCCACGTTCGCGTCGTCGACGAAAGGCACGACGCAGGCACTCAACGTCACCTACAACTTCGTGTTCAGCACCTAACGGGTTCACGATCGGAAAACCAGCGCGAAACGCGCAACTGTGTGGGGCAGTTCATGGCAAAACAGCAGAAGAAAAAAGAGGAGAGCACCTCGCTTGACCTGGGGTTATTGGATGACGGCACGGTGGTGATGCAGTTCGGCCGCCTCGTCAAACAGATGACCTTCACCGCAGCCCAGGCGAGAGCGCTCGGCGTCGGACTGATCGAGAACGCGACACACAGCGATTCTCGCTTGCGGGTCAATTCGAACCTGCCGGTGAGGAAGATGTGACGCCGCGCCTCAAGACGCTCCTGACCAAGAAGAAAGGGATCTTGCTCGACATCTCCTTCGGCGGCAAGCCGCAGCCACGTAGCGTGACGCTCGGGCCGAAGGGTGATCTGAAACAAGATCCGCGCACGACACCGTTTCCACTCCCGGACAACTCCGTGCACACAGCGGTCGTGACCCACGTGTTGGAGTTTCTCCCACCGGAGAAATTCTTCCCGTGGTTCGACGAGCTGTGGCGGGTGATGCAGCCGGAGGGCGGCGTCTACGTCAGCGGTCCGTATGGCGGTGACGAGTCGTTCGGCTGGCTCTCGGACCCGACCCACAAGACGCGGGTGTTGGAGCAGAGCTTCACGTGGCTCGACCCGCGCACGCCGCTCTACAAGGAACATCCGAACGTCGGGCGACGGATTCCGAAGCCGTGGTGGCCGCTGACGCTGGCCCGCGTGCCGGGGACCGAAGGAACGATCTCCTACAACGTGCTGCTTCAGAAGCGGGTGAAGCCATGACCCCGAAGACTGAAGAGTTCGTTCCGCTCACCGTCGTCGAAGCGGAAGCCGAGATCACGCTCGAGGCGATGGCCGCGCGGATTCAGAAGACCCGCGACGAGCACGCGGACGTGCTCCAGAAGTATCACGAGATCTGGTACAACGCCGAGCACACGTGGGTCTATACGCACTTCCTCGGCATCGGTCTGATGAAGTGCCCGAACGACCTGTGGATCTATCAGGCCCTGATGACGAACCTCCGGCCGATGACCGTCATCGAGACGGGGACCTACTCCGGTGGGTCAGCGCTCTGGTTCGCGTTTCTGATGGACATGCTGAGGATCGACGGTGGTCGCGTCTTCACCGTCGACATCAAGGACCAGCGGAAGAATCCGCTCGTGCTACATCCGCGCATCACCTACCTGGCCGGGAACTCGGCGAGGCCTGAACTGGTCGACGCGATCAAACACACCATGCCGAAGGGGCCGGTGCTTGTCTGCCTTGACTCCGACCATTCCGCCGAGCATGTCCACAACGAGCTCGAACTCTACGCGCCGCTTTGCAAGGTCGGCGACTGGCTTGTCGTCGAGGACACGAATATCGGGTGGAGTGACAAAGTCGATCATGTGCCAGTGGCTCCAGGCGGGCGCTGCTCGTGCGGAGCGGACTGGCCGGACGCGTCTTCGAAGTGCCCGAAGGACAAGGGCGACCAAGGCGCGCGTGGCGGCTTGATCCAGTACATGGACAAGCACCCGGGCGAGTGGCGACAGGACATCTTGTCGGAGCGGTATCTCCTCACGATGCATCCAGGTGGTTGGATGCAGCGCATCGCGGAGTGCAGCCATGTCTAAGCCCATCACGGCGGACATGCCGCTCACGAAGATGAACATTATCAATCCCGACATGCAGATCCGCCACGAGATCACGGCGAGCCTGCGTGCTCACGGGAACCTGATCTACGACTTCACGCGCGCGTGGTATGCGTCGCCCTACACGTTCCAGGGCACGAAGTTCATGGGCTTCGAGGCGTGCAAGATCCCGCTCGACCTCTGGGTGCTGCAGGATCTGTTCTGCCAGTACAAGTTCCAGACGGTCGTCGAGACGGGCACGGCCGGCGGCGGCACGACGCTCTGGTATGCGGTGCTGATGGACCTGCTCGGGATCGACGGGCATATCTACAGCATCGACCTCGACGACACGCCGACGCGGCCGACGCACCCTCGGATCACCTACCTCTACGGGAGCAGTATCGACCCGGCGATCGCGGCGCGCGTCGAGTTGAAGGGGCCGGTGCTGCTGAACCTTGATAGCAATCACCTCGCGTCGCACGTCCTCGCCGAGCTCGAGCTGTGGGCGCCACGTGTGCCGGTCGGGGACTGGTTGCTGGTCGAGGACACGAACGGGTCGCCGGTCATCGAAGACCCGCTCACCGGACAACTCGAACAGGTGGAGGGGCCGATGGCAGCGGTGATGGAGTATCTCGCGAAGCACCCCGGCGAGTTCTTGCGCGACGTCGTGTGCGAGCGCTACTGGCTAACGATGAACCCCCACGGGTGGCTGCAGCGTGTGCGGGGGTGTGAGCATGGCTAAACTCTATCCTCCGACAGGACTCGGTGAAGGAATGGGACATCCGATCCCGGGAGGTGTCGCTGGTCCAATTCTCGATGGAAAATTCGTCCACACGGACGAGTATTTCAAGAGATATCCGCCAAAGGATCGCGCGAACTACTGGCAGTGGCGCGTCGTGCTACAGGGGTCCGAGTAATGGCTAAGAAAAAGGCCACGATGCTCGCCCTGACGCCCGTCCACCCGGCGCCAGGCAAGGACAGCGTGCAGGTGTTGCTCGGCACGCCGACGCTCGGCACCGTCCATATCAACTGGTACAACGCGATGGTCGGCATGGTAACGCCGCCGAACTGGTCCGTCGTCCGGAGCACGCCGACCGGCTACACCGTGGCCGACGCGCAGAACCTGCTTGTCGATAATTTCCTGCGGGGTCCGTTTCGCGCCCTCATCTTGATCGAGGACGACACGTGCCCGCCGCCCGAGACGATCCTGGTGTTCGACCGCTGGTTCTGGAAGATGGAGCGCCGCAAGGCGCCGCCTGTGGTCAGCGGCCTCTACCACATCAAGGGCTCGGCGGAGATCCGTCGCGGGAAGAAGGGTGGCATCGAACTGCTCGGTCCGGAGCCGCTCGCCTATCGCGGGGGCGGCACACGCGCCTATCGCGATTGGCAATACGGTGACGTCATCTGGGTCAGCGGCGTGCCGACCGGGGCGTTGCTGCTCCACCGCTCGATCCTCGAGGCGTGGGCGCGCGAGGACGATGTCGAGACCTACACGCTGCCCGGCTATCCGTTTCCGGTGAAGAAGATCTTCCAGTCGCCGGCGCGGGTCTGGATGGAGGACGGCGGCACGCACGTCGCCTCAGGGACGTCGGACCTCTGGTGGTCGGACCAGACCATCAAGCGCGGACTCATGGCGAAGGCGGGCTACGCGTCGCTTCAGAAGAAGCCGTTTCCCTACATCATCGACACGAGCCTCGTCTTCAAGCACGTCGACCGGACGACGGGGGTGATGTACTAGATGGCCGACATCTCTGTCAACGTCGTGAAGTCGAGCGGCGTCTCTCCCATCGAGGGGAGCGACGACTTGATTACGTTGTCCATCTCTGGTGGCGATCTGGTCAACAGCCAGAATCAGATCGTGCGGTTACGCGGTGTGAACACTGAGGGCGTCGCGAACTTCAGGGCGTTCTACACGGGGGGCATCAACGCGTATATCGACCGCATCGTCGGCTTCGACTCGACGGCGACCAAGTGGAACCCCAACGTCGTGCGGCTCAACTTCGAGCGGTATCCCTGCGCGGACCCGCCGCGCCTCTATCAGCCCGGCGACCCGCGCATTCCCTACTGCATTCCAGACACGTCGCAGTTCCCTGCCTGGCCCTCGTCGTCGACGGTGATTGAAGGGGCGGTCTACAAGTCCGGTGGCGTGCGCTATAGCGCCGCGAAGCGGCTCTGGCGGGCGGACATGGGGCAGGCGTGGAACCTGGGACATTTCGAAGTCGGCGACCGCGTCGTGGGCGTGATCGATACGACCCATGTCTACGAGTGCATCTCGTTCGGCACGGATCTGTCGGGCGACTGGGGCGGTGGCCCTTCCGGCACCACGAGTCCGCAGACGGACGTGCTCGGGAACACCTGGAACTACATCGGCGAATGGGGTCTCACTGGGTCGTCGGAGCCCTTCAGTGGCGGCATCGACATGGAGGACTTCTACGGCGAGTGGTATATGGACGAGCGCGCCACGTGGACGCTGGTGGGTCCGGACCTCACGCCCGAGGAAGCCGAGACGGCGTGGACGACGTTCACCACGACGGTGCTCGATCCGACCGTGCAGCGGTGCATCGACAACAACCTCTATTGCTTTATCTGCGACTTCGACTTCGGTCCAGCGGATCTTCCGCTGCGCACCGCCCGCATGATGGAGTTCTGGGATCGCGTCTCGCAGGGGCCGTGGAAGAACCACCCGCGCGTACTCTTCGATCTGTGGAACGAGAGCGAGGACCTTGGCGGGTTCAGCGGCTCGACCTGGACCAATCAGAAACCCTACATCCAGGACGCCGTCGACATGATCCGCGCGAACGGTGCCGATAATGTCATCCTCGTCACGACGCCGCAGTTCTGCGCCTATGTCGATCTGGCGACGGCCGACCCGTTGACAGGCACGAACATCATGTATGCGAACCACACATACAGCGCCTATGGCGACTTGATTAGCCGCACGGCGACCGCGCTCGCGACCGGGCAGGCCGTCTTCGTGTCGGAGTGGGGATCGAACCAAGAGACGGACGAGACGATCACCGACACGTTCGTCAACGACCTGATGGAGATTGTCGAAGAGGATCGCGGTTCAACGGCGCCAGCCGCTGGCTGGGCAGCGTGGGCGTTTAGTCAGTATTGGTCACCCGTGTTTTTTACCGACGGTCTCTACACAGTGCCGAACTATTACGGCATTTCAGTGCGCAACCTATTTGACGAGTTTGCCTAATGGTAGATCTTCACGCGCGCGTCGGCGGTTTCGGCCGTAGCCGAATGATGATACAGGGCATATCAGGCACGTCTGGGGTGTGGACCAACGTCACGCCAGGCGACATGATTCTCGATCCCGATGGGACACCTGGTGGCGCGACGAACAACTACGGCTGTCAAGGTGTGTTCTCTGCGAACCTTGTTGATCTCCCGCAGCGCATGTATATGGCTGCGACCTATCAGAAGTTATGGGTGTCCGAGAACTATGGGGCCACGTGGACGCCTGTTACGATCACCGGCTCGAATCCATTCGCTGACGGCCGGCCGAACATGCGAGTCGCGCCGGACGGGAGCTATCTCCTGACCACGGCGCTGTATCCGATCAACGGGCTGAGCAATGGCGTGTGGAAGTCGGTCGACGCTGGTGCGACGTGGACCAGGTATAGCCCTGGCGCCCCGAACGGTGATGATATCGGGTCCATAGATATCCTCTATTCTGACAAGACACGCGTCCTTTGCTCGTCTCATAGCGATAGCGGTGGTGGTAATTATCATTTCTATGAATCGGTTGACTCTGGGGCGACGTGGACGGATCAAGGCGCGATGCCGAACGGCGACGCGCATATGCGATTCATCAGTGCTGATTATCTTCTATCGCTTGGCGGTGGTGACAATGGGTCTGGCCCTGGAACCTACCGAGGCACGCGGTCTGGCTCCTCGTGGCCGTGGACATGGAGCTGGTCCTCGGTTGCCCTTCAGCAGCACTGGCATAGCGACTCTCAGATCTTTATCGATCCTGTGACGGGCTACATCTATACCGGTGGCGGGATCGGTATCGAGCGTAGCACGAACAACGGCGCGAGCTTTTCACTGATCGAGTCGACGTGGTCGGGCGGGATCGTGGCGACGGATAGCACGATCTACAGTTCGGCCAGTTATGCGACGCACGGCACCTTCGGTCCTTATTTACAGAGCGCACCGCGAAGCCCCGGCACATCATGGAGCGACGATGCCAGTGGCGCATCGGGTTCGTTGAATAACGGCTGGATTCATGCGGACGCGGTCACGGACGGATCGCGTTGGGCGATTGTGACTGGCAACTGGAACGCGGGCGCGTGGAGGTATATCGAATAATGGCGGTAGTCTTCTCTGACGATTTCAACCGCGCCGATGGGAGTCCAGGGGCGAACTGGACCGGCTATTTTTCGACGTGGGCAATTGCCTCCAATCAAGTGACGGTGTCAACGGGGGCGACGCCAACGGGCAACCAGTTGGAATACACCGGATCGGGCAGCAGTCTGGCGGACTGCTCCGTCGCGGTCAAGCACATTTCCACGGCGTCAAATCCTGGCGGTGTGACGGCGCGGCGGGCGTCCGGTGTGGATACCCATTACATTTGGCGCGTGTATACCGATGGCGGCTGGGAGTTGTGCCGGAAGATCACGGGTTCGATCACCGTGGTCCTCAACGACGGCGGCACGAAGCTCACGCTCGTCTCTGGCGCGATCATTAAGTTGACAGTGACGGGCAGCGGCGCGACGGTCACGCTTGACATGAACTACAACGGCGTTGCCGTGACGACGTACAACGACACGGACGGCTCGCGGATCACGGTCGCAGGCGTGTCGGGGATCTATGGTCATGTTGACGGGACGATCTTTGATGACTTTGTGTTAGACGATCTCACCGTCGGTGGCAACGATCTCAGCACGGTCGTCGGTCGCGCTCTCGGCAGAGGCGCGAGCCCGATCTCAGCGTAGGAGGCATGATGGATGAAGTCGCTATTGGCATGGCCGAAGAATTGTTCGTCAAGCTCACGTCACCCGTGATCCAGGTCCGTGCATCGGTGGCGAACACCGTTGAGATTACCTGGATCACCGAAACCGGTGAAGTGCTTCGTGTGCAGCAGGTGACGTTCGAATAAACCGTTAGATGGCCATCACCTACATTTCCCCATCGGCGCTGTCCGGCACGACGGACTCCACGACGCTGAACATCACCCTGCCGACCGTGCAGGCGGGCGATGTCATGCTGTTGGAGTATGTCCATCGTGGCGCGACGGCCGGCACGTTGGGTGGGGTAGGGGGTTCGGGTTGGAACAATAAGCTCTCTCGGGACTTTGCGACGGCGACGTTCAGCGCCCACCTCTACTGGAAGCGGTGCGACGGCTCGGAGAGTGGTGACGCGCTCACGGTCACCGGCTTAACGAACTCGTGCGCAGGCTGCGTGACGGTCTATCGCGGCGTCAAGAGCACGGGCGATCCCTTCGAAGCCGCGACGGCCGAGGATAACGCGTCGGCCGACGAGTCGCACGCCGCTATCACGACGACGACCCCCGGCGCTTGGGTGGGGCTGACGGTCGGCAATTCGCCTGACGTCGCAGTGACCTCGCCGAGCACGACCTCGCCAGGCGCGTTGACGCAGCGTGCAGAGCGGCTGAACACGACCGGCACCGACACGTCGATCTGCAGCAATTCCGCAGAAAAGGCCACAGCCGGATCGACGGGGGCGTTGACGTGGTCGGTATCCCCGAACGGGCCCTCGGCCTCGTTCGCGTGGGCGTTGACACCGGAGTTGCTAGCAACACCGACGGAGTCATTGAAAGTCGGGGACGTGATCGTCAATGTCCTATTGACGGTCTTGCTGGCCACGGTGCCCTCAGAAGTTGTCAAGATCACTGACGAGGTCCAGGCACAGTTAGTCAATCAAGATCTCCTGGCGTCGACGACTGAGGGAGTCAAGGTCGGCGCGAGCGGCTTCGCCGAGATGGTCCAGTTCGCGGAACTGGTCAAGATTGGTGACGGGCCGGCCGTTGGCGAACTCGTCACTGATACCGGCGATCTCTCGCGGAACATTCCGGCTGAGTCCCTTCGGGTCATTGACGACCCGGTGCTGGCCACGCGGGACCTGTCGCGGGATGTTACTGCAGAATCCCTTCGCGTCATCGATGGACCTGTTGAACCCGCGATAGCCGGTAACGATCTCGTACGCTCACTGACGGAATCCGTCAAGGTTGGCGCGAGCGGTTTCGCGGAGATGGTCCAGTTCGCGGAACTGGTCCGCATTTCTGATGGTCCCGTCTCGGCCCAGCTCTTTGCGCTGGGTGACCTCGAGGTCTCGAAAACAGAGTCGCTCAGGATCAGCGACATCGGCTGGGCGGAGATCGGTATCGACGAGACGCTGAAGGTCGCAGATGCGATCACGGTTGCGATCGATCCCGAGCAGGCGAGTCCGTCGGAGTCGCTCAAGGTTGTCGATACCGTTACGGTGTCGATTAATCCTGAGCAAGCCAGCCTGTCAGAATCGCTCAAGGTTGTCGATCAGCTTCTTGGACCGACGATCGATCCGGAGCAGACGGCACTCACGGAATCGCTCAAGGTCGTCGATACCGTTACGGTCTCGCTGAACCCCGAGCAAGCCAGTCCGTCGGAATCGCTCAAGGTCGTTGACCAGATTCTTGGACCGACACTCGATCCGGAGCAGACGGCCTTCACAGAGTTGCTCAAGGTCGTCGATGTCGTCGTCGTCACGCTCGACCCAGAACAGGCCGCATTCTCTGAGTCGCTCAAGGTTGTCGATACCGTCGTCGTTTTTATCAATCCGGAGCAGGCCACCCCATCCGAATCGCTCAAGGTTGTTGACGAGATCAGCGTCGCGCGGATCGATGCGGGATCGTTAACGGTCACGCTCGACGAGATCTATAAGGTCTCGGACGTCCCGAATCTCACCCTCAATCCCGAGCAGGCCACGGCGACCGAGTCGCTCAAGGTCGTGGACGCGGTTAGCGCCACGATTGCTGAGGCGAATCTGGCCGTCAGTCTTTCTGAGAGCCTGAAGGTCGCCGACGAAGGCGAAGTCGAGTTCGTCAAGGACGAAACGATCCGCATCGTTGAGCAACTGACCGTTGTCCTCGGCGGCGCCCTCACGACGAGTCTCTCAGAGTCCCTCAAGGTCTCGGACACGATCTCCGCGTCGCTGAATCAGCTCTCGGTGAGCCTCTCGGAGAGCCTCAAGGTTGACGATTCGGGCCAGGCGGAACTCGTCCAGTTCGAGTCGATCCGCATCTCGGATGTGCTCCTCGCCGAGATGCAGACGCCGACGGATCTCTATGCGACCGTCGCAACAGAGTCCCTGAAGGTTGTCGATGCGGTGAGTGCGGCGATCCAGCTCGCCGTCGCGATCAGCACCGAATCGCTGAAGGTTGTTGACACGCTCTCGAGTCCGTGGCTCGACCCGATTCAGACGATTGTCACCGAGGCGCTCAAGGTCGTCGATCAGAATCCGCCGACGGTGGCGGAGGCCTCGACGCTCCTTGTCAATCTCGTCGAGTCGCTCAAGGTCGTCGACAGTACGCCGGTCGGACGGCTCAATCCGATTCAGGTGTCGGTCGCAGAAGAAGTACTACAGGTCGTCGACAGCACGCCGGTCGGACGGCTCAACCCGCTCCAGATTGCCATTTCGGAATCGCTGAAGGTTGTGGACGGCCCGCCGATTCCGGCCTCGGGCACGACGCTGGTTGCCAACCCGACCGAGATCGTCAAGGTCGTCGACACGGCGCTGACCACGCTCGACCCGGAGGAGACAAGCCGCACCGAGTCGCTCAAGGTCGTCGACGCGCTGAGCATCACACTCGACCCCGAGCAGGCAGCGCTCAGCGAGTTGCTCGGGGTGGCGGACAGTCTGACTGTTGCACTCAGCCATCTCGAAGTGACTCTCACGGAATCGCTGAAGGTCGCGGACCTCCAGCCACGCTTCGGCGGGCCGGCGATCATCGACTCGACGGGTTCCTACATCACGGTGATTGATTCTGTCGGTTCCTATGTCACCACGATCGACATCGTTGGGGAGTATCTCTAATGGCGACAACCGTCACGATCGGTGGAAGCGGCACGCTGTTCGTCGGGGAAGACAAGCTCTTTCGGCACGAGACGCTCGACGCGAACAGCCTCCCCGTCGACATGACGGGATGGGATGTGCGGTTCGACGTGCGCACGACCGATGCGTCCACGACGGTGATCTTCGGCAAGACGGCCTCGATCATCGGCGTCTACAACCCCGTGCGGGCCACGAATACACAACGGGCGATCGTGAGTCTGAGCGATACGGAGATGAACACCGTGAAGGGGAAGACGTATCGGCACAGTTGGAAACGGATGGACGACGGCGTCGAGACCGTGCTCGCGCGTGGCCCCTTCGTTGTTGAGAAAGCGACGGCCCCATAATGGCGACACTTGTAGCAACGGCGGGCGCCACGAACGCGAACAGCTACCCGACGCTGGCCGAGGCGCTCGACTACTTCGAGCGGCGGACGACGGTAGACGGGTGGGAGAACGGCGATCAGGAAGTGCTCTTGATGATGGCGACGCGCGTGCTCGACGCGATGGCGCGCCCGCACAAGACCTTCGTCCCCGAGCAGGGCGGCGTCCCCGCGCACTGGATCACGAGCCCGACATGGACCGGCGCGCCGGCCTCGACGACACAGAAGCTCGCGTGGCCCCGGTCGGGAATGTATGACGCGAATGGCAATTCGCTCGACTGGGGGATCACGGGCATCTCGCAGGCGGTGGCGCCCGTCATCACGACAGACCGGGCACACGGGCTGACGACGTCCGACGAGGTCTTCATCTACGGGTCGGATAGCGACCCGCTCGTCGATGGCGCCTACGCGGTCACTGTCCTCTCGGCGACGACGTTTTCCATCCTGGCCACGGTCACGACGGCGGGCACAACCGGCACGATGACGGTGGTCCCGGCGGACCTGAAGGACGCGACGGCGGAGCTCGCCGGCGCGCTCGGCACGACGGACACGACGCTCGACAGCGACATCATCATCCAGGGCATCACGTCGCTCAAGGCGGGCAGCGTGTCGATGTCCTTCAAGGACATGATCGAGAAGCACGTGCTCCCAGACATGATCTGGAACATGATGCCCTCGTCGTGGTTCACCGACGAGGTCTACAGTTACGTCAACTCTGCGCTCTTTGATGTGGTGTCCGAATGAGCCTGCTCGACACGCTCCGCAAAGGCGTGCTGACGATCGACAAGGCGACGAAGTCGCTCCAGACGTCGGTCAGCTACGTGAAGAACTCCGCGCATGACGAGTATGGGGCGCCGGCGACCGTCGCGGCGGCCACGACCCTGAAGGCGATTGTCGACTACCGGCACGTGCCCGTCCGGAGCAAGGAAGGGATCACGGTGATGGCGTCTGCCACGCTGACGCTGCTCAACGTCCAGGAAGTCTACGACGCGACGGGCGGACTCGGCGTCGACACAGACGACGAGTTCACGCTGCCCGACGGGAGCAAGAGCAAGGTGATCAGCGTCGGCGGCTTCATGGACGCGGGCACGTATGGCCCGATTCCGCTCACGATCTATCTAGGCTGATGAAGAACGTCACCATCTGTCTCGTCTACTTCCGGAGCTTGGGGTTGCAGAACCTCGAGGCGGCGCTCTACTCCGTGAAGCGACAGGACATGACGCGAGTCAATTCGATCGTGGTGGTGGACAACAATACGGACGATTCGATCGCGTCGATACAGGCCGTGATTGATAAAACGGATTTTCGCGTGCCGGTGTGCTTCTCGTCGTTCAAGCACCACGACCCGACGAAGACGCACGCGTGGTCGACGAACGCCGCCGTGGAACGGTCAGACACCTCGTGGGTGTTCTTCACCAGGGCGGACTATCTGCTGGCGTTCGACGCGGTCGAGACGTGCGTCGCCGCGATTCGCCATGAGAATCAGTTCATCGTCGGCGGCTACTACGACGTCGGCCTCGATGTGTATCGCTGCGAGCAGACGACGTGGCGCACGGACGGGCCGGTCGCGCTGCGTCCACACGGGCGGGAGTTCGACCACGTGATGATCGACTCCGGCGTGTGGCTGACGACGCGCGAGGTCTTCAACCGCGTTGGCGGGATGGACGAAACAATGACGGTCTGGGGCCATGCGCAGACGGTGTTCCAACACAAGATCTACCAGGCGGGCGTGGAGTTCACGCGCGTGCCATCTGTCGTCTTTTACCACACGGCTCACGGCTACGAGACGCCTCGCGATCATAGCGCGGCGACCGTGCAACTGCAGTCGATGGGCTTGAACATTCGCGAACTGTGGGCGCGTTACGACGGCCCGGATAACCCGTACCGATGAGACCCTACACACGCGCGCTCGATCCGCAGGACTACCGCTACCTGAAACATGCGGAGCCCATCGCCGATTTCCAACGGGCGATGACGGTGGCGCACTGCATCTCGCACCCGCACAAGATCTGGGAAAACGCGTCGATCATGCAGCAGCTCGACGAGCTCGAGGTGCCGAAGACGGCGAAGATCCTCGACGTCGGCAGCGGTGGGATGTTCTTTCCGCCCTACCTCGCGTCGGTCTGCGGCTATCGCGACCTCGAACTGACGGACTCGATGTCGAACATGGACATCAACCTCTACGTGCAGTCGCAGTGCCGCGCCTACGGGATTCAGATGAAGGTGCATTCACTCTTCGCCGAGGACATGTCGGCGCTTCCGTCCGAGGGATGGGACGTGGTGATGTGCATCTCGGTCATCGAGCATATCGCCCGCGCGAACCACGACGCCGCGTTGCGCGAACTGTGGCGCCTGACGAAGCCTGGCGGGTTGATCTTTCTCACGTCGGACTACTTCCGCAGCGAGCACGGTAGCTTCCAGCAGGCGCAGTATGACGCGTCGCCCTACAAGGCCGGGCAAGAGACGTGCTATCACAAAGAGTTCGTGTTGGATATTCCTAACAAGATCGACGTGGAGTTCGTGGGCGACACCGACCTCGACTATCGCGGGGATTTCGTCCACAACTATTCGTTTGTCAACATTTGTCTGCGGAAGGTGGCCTAGTGGGAATCATCAAGATGGCGTCGTCGAGCTACCAGATGAGCGACCAGAGCGTCTGCGGCGCGGTCGAGACCTCGGGCCTGCCGATCCTGCCCGTCGGTCGGAAGAAGATCCACTGCGTGCTGCCGTCCTCGCCGTGGCTCGCCGACTCGAAGACCAACATCCCGCTAGGAGTGCTCTATGTCGCAGGACTGCTCCGAGAACAAGGTCATGACGTGGTCGTTACCTCCATGCTCGACAAGCGCTACGAGGGGAATATCCATCTCCCCGACGACGTCATGGACGCTGACGTGCACATGTTCGGATTTTGTACTCCTCAGTTCGGCGAAGCCCTTGAGCTCGCCGCCTACATCAAGGACCGCAATCCGGAGGCGCTTCTCGTCGCTGGTGGCCCGCATCCTTCATACGAGCCGAAAGAAACCAAGGCTGCCGGTCGGCAGGCACAGTATCACGTCAAAGGCGTTCTGCCCGAGCGTCGTGACTACGCTCCGCAGGACGGCACTGGCCCGCTCTTCGACACGGTGGTAGTCATGGAAGGGGAGCGCGTCACGCTGCAGCTCCTCTCCGACTGGAATCAAGGCAAGCTCCAGCCCTTCTACTACGGCGACAAGGCCGATGCGATGGACCTCGACATGATCCCCTTCCCGGCGTGGGATCTGCTCCCCGACGATCACATCTACAACGACGGCGTCGCGGTGATGAAGAAGCCCTACATCGAGAGCCGCGTGCGGGCCGGGAAGTTTCCCGTGATGTCGCTCATCGGCACGCGCGGGTGCCCCTACAAGTGCACGTATTGCTCGACGCCGTGGATCGGCCAGAAGCCGCGCTACCGCTCGCCGCAGAACGTCATCGCGGAGATGAAGGCGGTGATGGACAAGGGCGTCCACATGTTCAAGTTCCAGGACGACACCTACACCCTGCACAAGACGAAGCTCCGGGAGCTCGCCACGGCGGTGCATGCAGAGTTCGGCTATGGCACGTTCGCGTCACGCATTCACACGCGCGTGAACACGATGGACGATCACGTGGCTGAGAGCTTGAAGCTGATGAACTGCAAGGTCACCTGCTTCGGGATCGAAAGCGGATCACAGAAGGTACTTGATGCGAATCAAAAGGGTACGAAAGTTCAGCAGAATACGGATGCTGTCCGACGTGCTAAAGAGCATGGGTTCTATACCATCGCGTTTCTTGTCATCGGTATGGCTGGTGAAACGCTGGAAACGATGCGCGAGACGCAAGAGTGGCTCCTCAGCGTTAAGCCCTATCTGGATAGCTGCAACCTGGCCGTCGGCATCCCGTATCCCGGCAGTCGGTGGTGGACGCACCCGCACGAGAGCGGGATCGACATCGTGGACTACAACTATGACAACCAGTGGATCGTCGGCTTCTCGGATCGGGACGAGATCCTTGTTCGCCCGCATGGCGCGACGGTCGAGGAAATGTTCCAGATCAAGAACGAGATGTTTCATTTCCTTGTTGAGCACGGGTGGGCGAAAGCCGAATGGCAAGAGGATGTCCGCATCCGCCGCGCACAGGAAGCTGCCGCGCAGTCAGGTGTCCTTCCCTCCGCCGCCGCGAGCACGCTGACCTACGCCGGGCACTGAGATGTATACCAAGGTCTCCGTTCTCGTCCCGACGCGTCACCGGATCGATCGTCTGCAGACGCTCCTCGCGTCGTTTGAGCGGACGGTTGACGGGAGCGAGGCGGAGCTTGTCTTCCGCGTCGACGAGGACGACGCTGAGACGAGGGCGTTTATCAACGGCTTGTCCCACCCATGCGTGATGGTCGTCGCGCCGCGCGGGCGCGGCTACGCGGACATGCCGTTGTTCTTCAATCAGTCCGCAGAACGCGCCACGGGCGACGTCTTGATGTGCGGCAACGACGACATGATCTTCCAGACCGTCGGGTGGGCGAGGTCTATACTCGACGTGGCGAACGTGTATCCTGACGGGCTCTTTGACCTCGGGGTCTCGACGCTCAACACCGACAATTTCCCCTTTTCCATTGTCTCGAAGAAGGCCGCCGAGCGGATGGGGTTTCTCTGGGACCCGCGCGTGTTCTGGGGGGACATCTTCTTGCGCGATGTCATGTCCCACTTCGGCCGGTGCTTCCTGCTGCCCAACGTTCAAGTCGATCACGATTGGGCAGGGTTCAGACCTGACAAGGTCTACCTGGAACAGCTCGCGCCGGGCGAGGCGACCAAAGACATCCTGCGGCGCAACCCGAACTATTGGACGGAGGTCCATCGTGTGGCGGTGAATGAGGCGGTTGACAGACTGAGAGGGCTACTCGCATGACGGCTGACGTGGGACGAAAGCCAATCAACATCTGCGTGCCCGTGCTGAAACGATACGACTTGCTCCGAGAGTTGGTGAAGTCCTGTCGGAGCAGCAACACGCGGCCGGACCACTATTACATCATCGACAACGGGCAGAACCGCCCGGCGTTGATGAAGGCGCTCGGCGACTTCGACATCACCATCAAGGTGCATACGCCGACGAAACCGCTCGGCGTCGCGGAATCGTGGAACTGGTTCTTGGCGAAGGTGCCGGAGGAGCGGGTCATCGTGAACGATGACATCACGTTCGGCCCCGACTCGCTCGATCTGCTCCTGGCGTCGAGCGCCGACCTCGTGTGGGCGGCCGGCTGTGGGTTCTCGTGCTTCGTGCTTCGGGATAGTTGCGTGGAGAAGCTCGGCACCTTCGACGAGACGATCTCGCCTGGCTACGGCTACTACGAGGACGAGGACTACCTCCAGCGCCTCGACGGGCGCGGCACGCGGGCGCCCTCGGCGACGTCGGAGAGCGTCAGCGCGGGCGTGAAGCACTACAAGAGCGCCACGCTGGAGGCGAGTCGGCATACGGAGCTGCTCGAGCATCATCGGAAGTTCAAGATCGCGCAGGCGAACTACGCCAAAAAGTGGGGACTGGAAGAGGCGTTCAAATGATTTCCAAAGCCGAACGCGCGCACATCGTAGAACTGAAGAAGTGGTCCATCGAGGCACGTGCCGCGATGGAGAAGCTACAAGCAAATCCACTGCTGGCACCGCTCCTGAAGCGTATTGCTTCAGATGAAGATGCTGCACTCCTCTTCAAAAATGTCGATTGGTTGGTCGCACTGATCGAGCGTGAAGAACATCGGTATGGCGTCAGGGCTCTGACGAAGGCATCGCAACGATGAGCTGCATCACGTTCATCGTCCCCACGGTCGGGCGCCCGTCGTTGATCAAGACGCTGCAGTCGATCGAGACCTATCCGGGTGACGAGATTCTGTTGGTGAGCAACTCGTTTCGCGTCGCTGACCCACGCATCACCTACATCGACTGTCCACCTGGAAATGATTGGGGACACACGGAGCGGACGTTTGCGACGCCGCAGGCACGGTGTTCGTACATCGCGCACATCGACGACGACGACGTGTATACGCCGGGGGCGCGGGCGTTGATGCAGGACGTGATCGAGAAGTCGCCGGGTCGGCCGGCGATGTTTCGGATGCGGTTTCCGAACGGGATCACGCTCTGGGCGGACAAGGAGATCACGTGCGGCAATGTCGGCACGCCGATGTTCCTCCTGCCGAACGAGCAGTGGCGGTTTCGTCCGTGGGAGCCGTTCGTGGGCGGCGACTGCAAGTTTCTCGAACTGACCGGGTGGACGGCGGATGACTTTGCATGGCGTCCCGAGATCACGGTGCTCTTGGGGCATAACACTTAGCGTGGGGCTAACGATGAATACTAACAACATACGATTGACGCACTATCCGGACAGGGGATTTGTCGGCGCCGTAAAGACCGAGATCAACGGCATCGAATTACAAGAAGTTCGCGAGATCAAGCTGCTGTGCCCTATTGATGGTCTCGCGACGCTTGAAGTAGAGCAATTCGTGGGACCGGACATCGATGTAACGCTGGAAGGCCTCGTCTATCCAAAGATCGTGTTCGTCGATGACTCCTTCGAGCTTCATGTCGAACATGCGTCGCCGACTGGGCCGACGCGCTACTGGGTAACACGCCGATGAAGAAACTCTTGTTCGTCGGCGATAGTCCGGAGTGTCCGAGCGGCTTCGGCCGCGCGACGCGGGAGATCCTCGATCGGGTGCGCGATCGGTATGACGTCACGGTGCTCGGCATCAATCATCGAGGCGATCCGGGCACGGTGCCGTATCCGGTCTACGTCGCGGCGGCCGGCGGGGATGCGTTCGGGATCGGGCGTCTGCTCTGGATGTGCGACGTCGTGAAGCCCGACGTGGTGGTCATTCAGCAGGACGGCTGGTATTTCCCCTACTACGTGAACGCGCTCCGGAAGCGGAAGCCGAACTACGAGTACGAGTCGCCCGTGGCCGCAAGCCTCCCGATCGTCGCGGCGGTGGCGGTCGACGGCAAGAACTTTTCCGGCGAGTGGATCGAGAACGTGACGCTCGCCATCTTCTGGACGAAGTTCGCCGAGTCCGAGGCGCGGCAGGGCGGCTACATCGGCCCGTCGAAGGTCATCCCGCTCGGGGTCGATACGGACATGTTCTATCCGGTCCCGCGCGAGGGCGCGCTCGAGCGCCAGCGGATGGGGACGCTCAAGAACGCGTTCATCGTCGGCAACGTCAACCGCAACCAACCCCGGAAGCGGTGGGACCTGACGATCAAATACTTCGCCGAGTGGGTGCATTCGTTCAAGGTCAAGGACGCGCGACTGTTTCTCCACTCGGCACCGACCGGCGACTGCAGCGTCAACATCGAGAGCCTCTGCCGCTACTACGGCGTGCTCAACCAGGTCGTGATCTACACGCCGGAGCCGTTCTACGGCAAGGCCGATGAGGACATGCGGGACGTCTACAACTGCTTCGACGTGCTGATGTCGACGACGCAGGGCGAGGGGATGGGCCTGACGGCGATGGAGGCGATGGCCTGCGGCGTGCCGTGTATCCTGCCGGACTGGTCCGCGTTCGGCGACTGGGCGAAGGGCGCGGCCGCGCTGATCCCGTGCACCTCGACCGCGCTGCAGTCCTTCTCACCCTCGGTGAACGTGATCGGCGGCGTGGCGGACGAGAAGCAGTTCGTCGCCGCGCTCGACCTGATGTATCGCGAGAAGGACCACCGGCTGAACGTCGGACAGTATGGGCGGGGACGCGTCTGCGAGTCGCGGTTCCAGTGGAAGACGATCGGGGATCAGTGGATCGAGGCGCTCGACTCGCTCTTCGTCGAGAAGCCCGTCGTGTCGACGGAGATCTGGCAAGACCTGAAGGCGACGGAGGTGCAGGTCTAATGGAAGGCGCACCGCAGATGGTTGCAAATATCAAGCTCGTGGCGCGGGAATTTCCTAAGCGCACGGCATCCGCCCTCTATCTGGAAGCCCAGATCGAAGTGACGGAGATGAAAAAGCGGACGCCGGTCGATACGACGCCGAATGCGCCGCATCCTGGCAACCTGCGGAACTCGCTCCACGCCGAACATCCAGAGATCAGCGACAGGATGATCTCCGTGACGATCGCGAGCGGCATGCAGGCCATGTATGCGATCTTCGTCCACGAGAACCCGGACGCGTATCACCCGATTGGGGAGTGGAAGTTCATGGAGTCGGTGTTAAACGAAAGCCGCTCGACGATGGCGGCGCGACTCGCGAGTCGACTTGACTTGAACAAGGTGACGCTCTAATGCCGACGTTTGGCAGGACCTCGATCGGTTCGTCGTTCAATAACTTCCCCCATAACGACGACAACAGCGCGTGCATGTTCGCGCTGTCCGAGGCGGGGCTCGTCCGGAAGCTCACGGTCTACTACAAAGGCACGAGCACGTCGCCACTCCATGAAGCTGGCCTCGTGCGGGCGTCGATCTATAACGAAGCCTCGAACCTGCCGACGTCCCTGATCGCGACGACGACCGAGGTCACGGTGACGACGGCCGACGGCTGGGTCGACTTCCCCTTCGCGACGCCGGTCTCGCTGGCGGCGGGGAACTATTTTCTGAACGTCTGCTCCGCGCTCCGCAAGGTCGGAGCGATGTCGACGGCGGGCACGAATCGGCTCTGCATGGGCACCTACGCGAACGCGCAGTTGACGACGTGGGGCTCGGAGGGCAACGACGCCTCGTCCACGAACCAGAAGTCGATCTACGCGACGTATGACCTACCGGGCGTCGGGAGCGCGACGGGCACGGGCACGGCGTCGGGCGTCGGGTCGACGGCGGGCATGCAGACGGCGGTGGGGTTGGCAGAGGGCGAAGCCGAGGCCCTCGGCGTGTCGGCGCTCACCACCGTGTTCGGCAAGACGGACATCGGTGCCGCGTTCAATAACTTCCCGGCGCCGGATGACAAGTCGGTCTGTCTCTTCAATCTCCCGATCAACGGCAACGTCCAGAAGCTCACGATCTACTTCAAGGGCACGAACGCCAGCCATCAGGGTGGGCTCGCGCAGGGGCTCATCTACAGCGTGACGGGCGGCGAGCCCGACGTGCTGATCGCGTCGAGTGACGTGACGACCGTCCCGGACGGCGTGGATGGGTGGCTCGACTTCCCGTTCGCGAGCGAGGTGCCACTCACCGCTGGCGACTACTACATCGGCATCATCGCGCATAACCGCCTCTATGGCGCGATGGACGTCGCCGGGACGAATCGGCGCAATGACAATCCCTACGACGGGAGCACGCTGTTCGCGAGCAACCCGTTCGGCACCGCCGCGTCCACGTCGAATCAGAAATCGGTCTACGCCACCTACAGTACGGGCGAGACGACGACGGAGGGCGCCGGCGTCGCAGCGGGCACCGGCGCGGCTGAGGCGCGGACGCCGTCGCTGGCGGTCGCCGCCGCGACCGGCGTGGGCGAAGCGCTCGGCATCGCCTACGTGCAGAGCGGCGTGAACCTCTCGCGGGTCGGGTCGGCGTCGGCGTCCGGGTCGACACTCACGATCCCGGCGCACATCGCTGGGGACCTGATTGTCGCCTACGCCTACCGCGACGGGAGCACCGTCCCGACGAGGCCGTCCGGATGGACCCTCATCCGCGAGGGGACCGGCTCGAGCACGGCGGCGGTGTTGGCGTATCAGGTCGCGACGGGCGCCGGCACCGCCTTCGGCACCTGGACAAGCGCGAACGTCGTCGCGTGCCTCGTCTATCGGGGCAGCGATGCGTCGGCCGCGAGCCCCATCGGCGTGTTCGACATGGACGCGGGCACGACGGCGACCATGACCTATGCGACCCTGCCGCTCTCGCGCGTCGATGGGTCGTCCTGGGTGGCCGGGTTTGCGGGCATCAGCCTCGGCACCTCCGACGTGCAGACGGCGCCGACGGGGATGGTCAATCAGACCTCCGCCGCGAACGGCAGCATCGCGAAGATCGCGGCGCACGACACGAACGCGGCCGTGAACGTCTGGGGCCTCCAGACCGTGACGCTGAATGGCGCGGCTCCGTGGCGCTCGATCACGGTGGAAATTCTCGGGACGTTGGGTGGCACGCCGCCTGTGGAGCTCGGGGTGCAGATCGCCCGCCCGGTCAGCGACATCGCGACCGACAACTGGGTGCCGTCGTTCGGCACGCAGCTCGCGCCGCTCATCGACGAGGTCGCGCCCGTCGATAGCGATTTCATTCAGACCGTCGCCGCGCCGACGACCGACACGGCGATCGTGCTCCTGTCGCCCCTGACGACGCCGCAGATCACGTCGCCCTACACGATCCGCGTGCGCGCCCGGACGGTGACCGCTGGGACGACGGTGCACGTGGCGTCCGGCGGCAACATTCAAGCGGCGATCAATGCGGCGGCGGACGGGAGCATTATCACGCTCGCGCCGGACACGATCTACGACCTCGGCGCCTCGCCGCTGCTCCTCACGAAGCCCATCACGCTGATGACGCAGGGCTGGTCTTTTAACGGCCGCGTCGGGCTCGCGCAGAAGTCCTCGATGGCGCAGATCCAGATGCTCGGCGGCAATCAGGTGATCATTGTGCGCGGGGGAACCGCGACCGACGTCACGTTGAAGGGGTTGCATATCGCCGGTCCTGGGAACGTGATCGTGAACTTGGGTGAGAACGATTCGACCCAAACCTCGTATGACCAGATGCCGACGCGCTGCACGGTCGATCAGTGCATCGTGTCCGGCGTGGTGACCGGTGGCAACAATACCGGGTATCACGGTGTGATGCTGCACTGCGCCTACGGGAACGTCTACCGTAGCTACATCTACAACATCTATCGTCCGGGGACGGACTCCACCGGGGTCGGTGGATGCAACGGCACCGGGCCGTACAACATCGTGGACAACTTCATCTCGGCGGCCTCTGAAAACATCCTGTTTGGCGGCGTGACCCCGCAGATTCCCTACAACATCCCTGCTGACATGCTCATCGAGGGGAACACGCTGGAAAAAGACGCGGCGTGGCAGGCCAACACCTCGGTCGCCATCAAGAACATGGTCGAGTTCAAGACGGGCAGACGAGCGATGGTCCGGAACAACATCATCGGGTATCAGTGGTTCTCCGCTCAAGGGTATTCGCTCGTCGTGACGCCCTCGCAATACAGCGGTCCTCCCTGGCAGATCTGCGAAGACATCACGTTCGAGCGGAACACGATCGGACCGACGTGCGGTGGCCTGAATCTCCTTGGGCACGGACAAAATCAAGATGTGCCAGGGAGAGCGACGCTCGTCCCTGAGCGGATCACGGTTCGAGATAACTGGTTCATCGTAGACAAGGACGCCTACTTGCCTGGGCAGAGTCAGGGGCAGGGCTGGTTCTTCATGATTGGGAGCGGGATGAAAGACCTCGTCATCGAATACAACACCGTCGAGATGCGCGGCGGTGGCAATCAATGGGTGACGGGCAACCCAAATAGCGAGGGCGGCTTTCCCACCGGACACGTCCTGCGCGGCAACCTGATTCATAGCTACGGCACCTACGGGACGTTCCTCTCGGTGGTCGTGAGCGGTGTGCGCGCGAATCGGACGCGTGGTGAATATTTCTTCGATTACTTCCCGGGCGCGATCTGCGAAAGCAACGCGCTCATCGGTCCGCAGGCGAGCGCGATGGGACCCAGGTTGCCAGGCAACCTGCACGGGTCGACCACGGCGTATCCTGCCAGTCTCATCGTGAATGGCTACGGCACAGGCACCTTAGCCGGGTATGGTCGTCGTCCTGTATAGGAGAGTGTGGAATGTCCAAAGGCAATACGTTCGAGAACGATCTCTGCTTGCTCATCTTCAATGCCACGGCGATCGCGAACATCGCCGACAACGCGGCGTCCTCGCCACTGACGTCGCTCTACGTGGCACTGCACTCGGCGGACCCCGGTGAGGCGGGTGTCCAGAACACGTCCGAGATCGCCTACACCTCGTACGCGCGCGTGGCGGTGACGCGCAACGGCGCCGGATGGACGGTCTCGTCGGGCTCGGTGTCGCCAGCCGCGAACATCGACTTCCCGGCGGGCACGGGCGGCTCGGGCACGGCGACGCACTTCAGCGTGGGAGTGGCCTCGTCGGGCGCGACCAAACTGCTCTACTCGGGCACGGTGACGCCGAACATCGTGTGCGGCAACGGCGTGACGCCTCGTCTGACCACGGCGACGACGATCACCGAGGACTAAGGTGATCTGGTTCCGCCTCTGGTGGACGGCGATACGTCATGGGCTCTGGCGGGAGCCGGGGAACGCAGCGTGGTCCTTCTGGATTACGCTGAAACTCGCGGTGTTCCTGTAATGGGCATCCACACGAAGCTCGACGCGCTGTATGACCGAGTCCCGCGCATCGCGTGCAAGGGACTCTGCACGGCGGACTGCGGCGAGATCAGCATGTCGCGGGTCGAGGCGCGGCGGCTGCAGCAGAAGACCGGCACCTGGCCGATCTTCGACGTCGCGCGGCAGCGGTGCGGGTATCTGCAGGACGAGCGGTGCCGCGTCTACCGGTGGCGTCCGCTTATCTGCCGCGTCTACGGGGTGCATGAGGAGATGCCGTGTCCGTTTGGGTGCGTGCCTGAGCGGGTGCTGTCGGAGTCGGAGTATGTCCGGTTGTATGAGATGCGCGAAGCGATTGTCGGAACAGCACGGTATGACGCGAGGAGTCAGTGATGCCCATCGTTGATGGTGTCGGAACAGGCACGTCCGTTGTGCGAACGCCGCTGACACAGCGGATCGAGATGGCGCAGACAAAAGCGGTGCGCGATGCGTTGGACGAAGGCGTCCCGGTGAGCCACACCGAGGAACTGCTCCGACGAAAAGACGAGGCTCGTCGGGCGGTGCTCGAGGAGGCTGAGTGATGTTCCTCGAGGAGATAGCCGCGAGGCTCGTCGCTCAGGGGGTGGGCACCCTGAGTTCCAACATCTTCCTCGGGTCGCGAGCCGCGATCCCGAGCGGGGATGGGCCGTATCTGTCCCTGATCGAGACAGGCGGCAGTGCGCCGACGCATATCCAGAACACAGCGGTGGCGAACACGCAACGACCGACGGCGCAGATCGCGGTGAGAGCGAAGAAGTACAACATCGCGCGCACGATGGCCAACGCGGCCTACGTGGCGCTCGACGGGATCTCGAATACAACGCTGAGTGGGACGTTCTATTTAAGTATCAGAGCGCGGCAGGAGCCGACTGATATCGGTCTCGATACCATCGAACGTGTGTTGATCACGTTCAATATCGAAGTAGAGAAGCTACCGTCTTGAGGTAATTCTGCCTCGCGAGGTCGCCGTCTCTTATAAAGGAGAAGCGCATGCCACTCAGCGGACACGGAACACACATCTATCGGGCGCCGATCGCGACGCCCACCACCTTCACGGAGATCGCCGAGGTCGGCGACATCACGCTGCCCGGACTCGATCACAACGAGTTCGACGCCCTCAACCACAACACGAACATCGACGCCTACGTGCTCGGCGTGCTCCGGAGGGATTTGTTCACGATCAAGCTGAACTTCCTCCCCTCCGACGGCACGCACGATCACCTCACGGGGTTGATCAAGGCGACGATCACGAATCCGCCTCCGATGGACGGCTTCAAGATCATCTTCCCCGACCTCGTGAACACGTGGGTCGCGAGCGGGCAGGTGAAGTCCGTGAACAACATCGTCGCACCCGTCGACGGACTCTCGACGGCGGACGTCGGCATTCGGTTCAGCGGGCGCATGGTTATCAACGGGGTGTTGATCGGCGTCTAGGTGTGAAGAGGAGTCCTAGAGCCGTCGAGCGCTTCCACGCAGTGGGGGTCTTGACAGGCCTGGCCGTAACTCTAGGCTCCTCAGTGGGTGAATTTACCACAGGTTGATGCAATTTTAACCTGTGTTTTCTGTCCCACGCAGCGCACGGCGCTCCCTCTGCTGGTCTCAGGGCGCCGGGTGTCAGAGGAGATCAGCACACTCTCTGTGTGGGCAATTTCGCCTCACGAGTTCTCTTATACAGGGGAACGACATGGCAGACGCAACAGAAGACATTTACGGATCGGTCGATGACATGGTGGCGGACGGGGCCTCCGAGGTCGAGTACGCCGTCATCGACGGGTTCAAAGAAGGCAAGAAGATCCGCATCGGCTCCGTCAACGCCGGCGACATGATCGAGTGGTCGGAGGCGAACGAAGGCGAAGCCAAACGCACCGCCGGATTGCGGCTGGTCCTCAAGAGCCTCGTCGACAAGACCGGCAAGCGCATCGGCGTGCCGACGGACCTTCCGAAGCTCCGCACCATGCGGCATAACATCACCGAGCGGATCGTCAAGGAGATTCTGAAGCTGAACGGCATGAACGTGAAGCAGGACGACGCGGCAAAAAAAGACTGAAGAGGTCGCCACGGCGCCTCTTTGCGCACAAGTTGGCGGTGAAGCTCGGGAAGGTCAACGTCGAGCGCGACATTCTCCGAGCGCTCACCGCCAAGCAGTTCCGTGGGTGGGAGCACTTCGAAGAACTGTATCCGTCGATTGGGGAAGAGCGGCTGGACTATCGGCTCGCGGCGATCGTGCAGATGCTCTACAACATCAATCGCGGGAAGGACCAGAAGGCGCTCTCGATACAAGACTTTCTCTTGTTCGCCGAGAAGGAAAAGAAGCCGGAGCAGACGCCGGAGCAGAAGTTCAAGATCCTGCAACTCTGGGCGGCGGCGATGGCGAATGACGGGCCGCCGCTCGCGCCGCAGGAGACCGACGCGATTGTCAAAGCCCGCGCTGCCACGAAGTAGATACATGAGGACTCGATGGACATAGGCTCACTCACCGGCCAGATCGTGCTCGAGGATCAGTTGTCGGGCGCGTTGAATAACGCCTCGAAATCTGTGACGGACTTCGCCAAGGAGTATGACGGGCTAGTCGGTGGGATGGCCCTCGGGTCCGCAGCCATCATCGCGGCGGTAGGTGCCGTCACGGGTGCCATCATCGCGTTAGGCAATAGAGGGGCTGATGTCAACGACGTCAGAGATACGTTTGAGAAGTTTTCTGGCAGTGCGGAGAACGCCGCAGACACCTTGAAGCAGATGCAGGATGGTGTGAAGAATACCGTCACCGACTTCGACCTCATGAAGGCGTCGTCAAAGTTGCTTGCTGCTGATGTCAAGCTCACGGCTGATCAGTTTGGGACATTGTCGAAAGCGTCCTTCGTGCTGCAGAACCAGGGGCTTGGCGACACGAAGGAGATGATGGACCTGCTGTCGCAGGCGATGCTCACCGGCAGGACGCGGTCGTTGGAGATGAAGATCGGCAAGATTGATCTCACGAAGGCGACGCAGGATTACGCCAAGAGCCTTGGCGTAGAGGTCGCAGACCTGACGAATGCGCAGGAGCTCGAGATCAAAAGGGCTGGCATCCTCGATACCCTCAATAAGAAGGTGAAAGAGGCTGGTGATCAACAGCGCGACTTTGGCGAGACGATGGAAGCGGCGATCATCTGGATCAAGAACTGGGGCGATGAACTATCGAGTCGCGTGGCGGAATCTCCTCGCGTGATGGCAGCGGTCCATAACATCGAGACCGCCATTCAGAAGGCCTTCGGGGGAGAGTCGAAGACGATCATGGATCTGGCCGTCGGGACGATCGAGAACATCGCGGACATCGTCGCTCGAGACGGTCCGAAGATCATTCAGTTCGGCTCTGACGTCGTCGCGAAGTTCAAGGAGTGGTATGACTGGGCCGTCAAGATTCGGACCGAGCTAGAGAACCTGCAGAAATTCATGAAGTACCTCGGCCCGAACGCGATGGCGAACATGTGGAAGGATGCGACAGGCACCGACCAGAGTCCCGTAGGGGACTGGAAGCCGCCTGCCTGGGAGGGCGTGACGCCGTCCGTGCCGCCACCTGCACCGGTCGTCAAGCCGCCGACTACGCCAGACATCGCAGAGGAGACCAAGTCCGCAAAGGCATACCGGCTCGCGATCAAGGCGTTGCAGGATGACTTGTTCGGGAATACCGCTATTGAGGGTGCGAAGAAATACACGACGGCGCTCAAGGATATGAGCAATCTTCACAAGCTCAATGCAGAGCAGGTTACGACCGTTCACGAAGCCGTGTCGGAGGGGATCGCAGCGTACGAGCGGCAGGGGAGGGTCGCACCGCTTGCGATGAAGAACCTCTATGTTGCGACCGCACAGGCGATTCCGTCCGTCGTAGGACTCGGGAAGGAGTTCGAGAACCTGGGGAAGAAGATTGCGGTCTCGATGCCGATCTACGTGATCGATGGACTTGGGAAGTCGATCGAGGGGCTCGGGAAGACGTTTGACGCTGCGGAGGGTTACGCGGACATGTACGCGAAAAACTGGAAGCAGCGCGATGATGACATGCGCAACAACTCCAGGACGACCCTTCTCAACATCGCGAAGGACGCGCAGGAGACCTACCGCCGGATGGAAGCGAACCCTGCAGAGTACAGCAAGGCGACGCGGCGGCACTTCAAGCAGATCGCCGAGGACGCGATGCACGCGGCCGAGGGCACGAAGTCCGCGTGGCAGCAGACCTACGACGCGCTGGGAAACATCGCCACGATCCTCGACAACATCTCTGGCAAGTTCGCAGAGGTGGGTGCGATGGCAGCCAGGACCGCGATATCAGCGATGGAGGCGTTTGCCAAGCAGGACTACATTGGGATGGCCGTGTCGATCGCGACCGGAGCGGCCGCCATTCTTCAGAAGCTCTTTGGCGGCGTCTCGAAAGCCGTGCAGGAAGCGAGAGACGCTGTTGACAAGTTTGGCGACAGTCTCTCGGACTCACTCACCGAAGCCCAGAAGCTCGAGGCGGGCGGCGTGAAGTGGAAGGAGACCGTCATCGCCGTCCGTGACGCCTACCTGCTCGTCGGGCGGACCGCCTCGGAAGCGGAGAACGTGGTCAGCCGCCTCTGGGACACGAGCAACCCCGCCCGGTCGAAGGCCGCCCAGAAAGAGATCGAGATCAACATGGCGCTGGCGAAGAACATCAGCAGCGTCCGGACGCTCGTGCAGGAATACCTCGGCGCGGGCAAGACGATCCCCGCCGCGCTCCAGGCGAACATCGACAAGCTCGTGCGTATGGGCCAACTGACCGCCGAGAACGCCGCCGCGATGCTCGACCTGAAGGACAAGGCCGTCCCCTCCTACGACGACGTAAAGGCCGCCGCCGAACGCTACGGCATCGTGGTCGAGACCCTCGGCAACGCCGTCCAGGGGTTGCAGGTGACCGAGATCGCCAATCAGATGATCGCCGACTGGGAGTTGATGGAACTCGCCGGGGCGGACATGACCGTCGTGATGCAGGGCATGCGCGACGAGGTGCTGAAGCTCATCACCGACGCGGCGAAGTTCGGGACCGCGCTGCCCGCCGCGATGAAGCCGATCATCGCGCGGATGGACGAGGCGGGCTACTTCACCGACGAGTTCGGGAACAAGCTCGTCGATGTCTCGCAGCTCACGTTTGCCGAGACGCTCGAGGAGAAGATCACGCGCATCGTCGATGCGATGCTCCTCCTCGCCGACGTCATCACGAACAAAGTTGGCGGGGCGCTCGACGACATTGGCAACCGCACCTACAACCCGCGCATCAACCCTCGGTATGAGGGGCCGAGCGCGCCTGCCGATCCGGAATACATGGCGGGCGGCGGCAAAGTCTTGGCGTGGCGTCCGCGCGGGAGCGACACGGTCCCAGCGATGCTGACACCAGGCGAGACCGTCACGCCGAAGGGCGGCGTGGCGCCGGGACAGGGCGGGGGCACGGTCATCATCGAGATCGACAAACGACAGATCGCGGAAATCGTGGTGCCGGAAATGCCGCGCGTCTTGGCTCGGTATAGATTGGGGCGTTAACCATGCTTCATGTGGTAGGCAGTTAAATGTCTTTTGTCATCGAACTCCGGCAAGGCGCGACGCTCATCGCCTCGCGCACGCCATCCCTGACGACATCGCTCACGACCTTCGAATACGACCTGACCGGACCCGAGCGGGCGCTCATCACCGACTGGACGTTGCTCCGGTTTCACTTCATCGGGGATACCGATCAGACGCAGGTCACGTGGGCCGAGTTCGAGATCCCGGGGTCGGGCGCGGCCGGCGCGTCGGCTGGCACGGGCACCGCCACGGGCATCTCGGCGGCGGTGCTCGGCCTCCAGAGCGCGGTCGGGAGCGCAGCGGGAGCCGCCACGGTCCTCGGCGGCGTGCTCTATCGGGGAGACGCCGCAGGCACCTCGACGGTCACGGGTGTCGGGTTCTCTCTGACGATCGTCGTGGGCCTGTCGGTCGGCACGTCAGCGGTGACCGCGTTCTCGGTGGCGGGCGCGGTGACGGCGGCAGTCGCCGCCTCGACGAGCGTCGCGGCCGTGCTCGGCATCGCGCAGGCCACGGGGATCATCGGCGTCAACCCGATCGTCGGGTCGGCGGCGGGGTCCGCGACGGTGCTCGGCAATGCGCTGTCGGGGAACATCCTGACGATCGCCGGGGTCGAGTTCGTCTACAAGATGGACTCGTGCACGATCACGGAATCCTACCAAGGCGTGAACACGCTGCAGTGCACGATCTGGTATCCGACATTGCCGACAGCGGTGCCGTTCGGGCGCGGCGATGAGCTCATCATGACCGAGGATGGGACGCGCATCTTCGGGGGCTATATCGACACGGTCGAGGCGATGGGCATCGGCGGCGAGGTGCCGAACGCCGTCGAGTATCGCATCAGCGCGGGGGACTATAAGACCCTCGCCGAGTTCCGCAACGTCATCGACGGCGGCTTCCCGGCTGGCTTCGTCCTCCAGACCGCCTTCGCCAACACCGCCGCGTATCTGCAGCCCTACGGGGTGACCGTCGATACGGACGTGAGTCTCGCGCCGCCCGTCCTCCCGCTGCTGCTCTACGATGTCCGGACAATCCGCTCCGTGTGGGACGAGTTCTGCGACATCACCGGCTACATCTGGACGATCGACTACTACAAGCACGCGACGATCTCGCTGCCAGGTCTGATTCGGGCGCCGTTCGATGTGGGGTTTAGTCAGACGGCGTTCATCGGGCCGCCCTATCGCTACCTGATTCAGCAGGCGGAGTATTACAACTATCTGCCGGAAGGCGATGCGCGACTTCAGACGTGGTTCACCGAACTGACGTTGGCCGTCTACAACGCGGTCATGGACACGCTCGACAGTTACCACGCCACGATCATTCAGAACATGCCAGCGGATGAGCGCGCGGCGTTCGACACGGCGTTCCTCGAGGCGTATGCGAACGGGTTTCTCGCCGAGGATCTCAACTTCCTCATTCAGCAGGCGGAATATTATCAATACCTCCAGGCGGACGATCCTCGACTGAAGACGTGGTTCTACGCCTACACCCTCACGACCTATGAGGCGGGGATCGCGTCGATTGCCGGCAGCTTGACGTCGATCATTAACGCGATGGGGGCAGAGGAGAAGACCGCGTTCAACGTCGCCTATAACAACGCGACCGTCCTGGGGGCCGTCGCGGCGACAGATCAACTCGGCGACATCACGGTCAACCCGTCAGAGATCGAGTACGCGAACCGGGTGATCGTGCGCTGGGGTGACGGAGCGAAAGAGATCGAGGATGATCTCGGTGGACTGACGGACGGCGTGCAGACCGCGTTTCCGCTGACCTACTCCAACCTGATCGCGCATCGCGGCTACGTCATGCTGAATGGCGTGTACGAGACGTTCTCGATCGGCGGGGGCGGCACGTGGGACTATGACCCGACCACGAATATCGTGACTCGGTTGTCGGCGCCGGCCGCTGGGTCCGCGATCGTCTTCACGTATACGTCGCAGTTTCCGCAGTCCTCGATTGCCACGGCGTGGAGCGAGGTCGAAACGATCCCCTTGAAGGAAGTCGTCCTGCTGTATCCGGACGTCTTCAGTCCCGTCACGGCACAGGCCATCGCCGAGGCGTGGTTGCCCCGCTATG